TAGAGAAACGCTTCAGGAGCTTTCCTGAAGCGTTTTTTAGTATGTAAAAGATGAAATTGCTACAAATAGAGCAAGATATAACTGAAAATTCATATTTTGTTAAAATACTTTATAGGAATTAGTTGCAGCTAAGGGATGCTTATGATACAATAAAAGCAAAACGGGCGGGAAATGTCGTATTAACGGCGTTTCCCGCCTTTTCTGTTACTAATTTGTTATTAGTTCAATGTTCAAGCGCAGTTCTTCAATGTTCTTGTGGGTGTATACGCGTTCACCCGTTCCCTTTGATTTATGCCCCATAAGACGATCTATGCAAACCTTGTTCGCCCCGGCAGAATCAAGGCGAGAACGGAACGTGTGGCGGCACTCATGCGGGGTGTGATCCATGTTCAGCGTGTTCATTAGTTCATTCCAAACATCCCGGTATTGGCTTTCGTTCAGCTTCTTTCCGTTGTACTCAAAGAGATACCCGCCTTTAGACTGTTCAAAGCGGCGTTGAACAATACTTTGAATTTTTGAATGAATGGGGACAAGGCGATTTTTACCCGCCGCTGTTTTCACGCCCCCGATCATTGTTCCGGCGCTGAGGTCGATATTTGCCGTTTTCAGCCCGATCATTTCAGAGATACGGAAACCCGTATACAGAAAGAACAACACAGAATCCGCCCACTCTAAGTTTTGGTTATCCCAAAGCCGTTGTACTTCATCATCTGTGAAAATCTGCTTTGTGGTTTCGGGGATGGGTGCGGACGTGAGCAGATCGGAACACTGCTTTTGGATTATGTCAAGTTCCATTGCAAAGCGGTCAAGATGCCCCCACAGGTTTTTTATTGCGCCTTGGGTTGAGTAGCCTTTGCCGCACCCGTCTATACAATCCTGCATCTGGTAAGACTTGATCTGATTGTATTTCAGCCCGCCCAATTTGGCGCAATGGTTATAGGCTGATTTGAGGGATGCCCGGTTAGCTTCGCCCAATTTGCAAGCCCGCTTATCAAGCCATAGCTTATAAAGTTCATCCAGTGTGATCTTGTCCGCTTCAATGTCCCACGGGGTAGCGTTGAACTTTGCAAGCAAGATTAGACCATCTTCCCGCGTGGCCGTGTAGCCTATTGGTTTCTGCTGTCCAGATTTACCCTCACGCACAACCCACGGTTTCCGCCTGTTCCCGGAAAGCCTAGTAACTGACCCGTACCGATTCGGATTTTTCACAGAAATCACCGCCTGTTCCTTGCATTTTGCACAGTTCGGCGGTATAATCAATATGACCGCCGAAATCACTTCATCCTTGATTTTTGGTCGTTTCCCCTGCTGGTGTTACCGCACTGGCAGGGGATTTTTTTGTTTTTACTACCAAAGACCCGTTAAAGAATCCTCTTTCTGCTTTGGCTCTTCTACAATGTCAAGATCAGCAAGCGCAAACCGATCATACGGCTTAGAATCGGGGTTCACATCGTGAAAGTAAACGACTTCTGGATTAAGCATAACCCACGCCGCACTTGGGGTTGTCCACCACTGACTGTTATAGTATACGATGTTTCCTTTGGCAGAATCTTTTAGAAGTTCTTCATATCCTGCACTGGTAGGAATCCACCCCGCTTGTTCGGACGGGGTTGTATTTTCCGTGAAATTAGAACAAACACCCGTCTTTTTATCAATCTTAAAGGTGAATACATCCGTTTTTAGGTCTGTATAGCGGCGTTCCCCGGTTGGTTCACAGTAATACCAATTATCACCATCTTTCACCCATCCAGTGGCCATTTCACCGGTAGTATAGAAATAATACTGTTTTCCGTCAATATCCATCCATTCAGCTGTGGCGTATTCGCCGTTTGGCTTCAGGTATTTTATAACGGAAGTATCTTCGTTCACTTCCCATTCGGCAAAAGCGGGGACACACAGTAGACAGACCAAAAGCATGGCTGAAACAAGTGTAAACAATTTTTTCATGTTGATACGTCCTTTCTTTCTAAACTGCCCGTTACGAATAACAGTTACACAGGCTATCTTTACTATTATATATTATTTCTTATATGTTGCGTTACCGTATAATGATGCAACACCACAAGCCTAATATATAGAACGCAAACCACAATGTAACAAACGTTACAATATAAAATAATTAACGATTCCTAAATAAATTTTTGCTGTACGCTTTGAAATCTTAAAAAATGTACGGCGTGTAACAAGTGTAACTAGAACTTGACAAAGAACAAGTTGTCCTCTATCCGCACGATTCTTTGACAGAATATTTTTCGTTTTCAAGCAACATATCGGTACGTTCAATGATTTTTCCTTGATCTACACTGTCAAGCCTTGAGAACTTTTTCAGCATTTCACAAGCTGGATCACCAAATACTTCTTTTACATCATCATATATAGCGGACTGCTTGGAAAATGTAGTGGAATCATCATTCCAACACATTAGATCGGCGGGAGATACGCCCAAAATTTTTGCGAGTTGTTCAATAGTGGATCGCTTGATGTTTTCCACTCTGCCGCACTCCCACTTATTCACAGCCGCCCGGTTGACACCCACCATTCTTCCTAATTCTTCTTGGGAAAATCCGTGAGATGTTCTAAGTTGCTTTATGTATTCGCCCATTGTCATTTTTTATTCACCTCCTAACTGTATCTTGATTGTAGCACATTTTTACAATTTAATCAATTATTTTTGAATTTGTATCTAAAAAACATTCACATTCTATTGACAAGATACAAAGCGTGTGCTATACTCAATGTATCCTCACAAGATACATGAAAGGATGAAGCGAGAATGAGCGCAACGAGCCTAAAGCCTGTCATTGAGAAACTTGAAAGTTTATTTTCAAGTTTCAATCAGAAGTTCTACAACGGCGAACTTCAAACCCCGGTTATCACGGTAAGCCCGGACACGACAAAGGGCGCGTATGGGTGGTGTACTTCGTGGAAAGCATGGAGCAACCTTGACCCGGACAGCAAGACCACGGATATTTCCCAAATGAGCAAAGCGGATTTGGACGCGATGCAGAATGAGGGCTTTTACGAAATCAATATCTGTGCTGAACACCTTGCAAGACCCTTTGAACAGGTTGCGGAAACCCTGCTTCACGAAATGGTTCATTTGTACAATCTTCAGATCGGGGTACAGGACACAAGCCGGAACGGTACATATCACAACAAGAAGTTCAAGGAAGCGGCTGAACAGCACGGTTTGGACGTTGGTAAAGACCCTAAATATGGATGGACGATTACCACGCTGGATGAGGACGCAAGGGCTTTCGTGGACAGCTTGCAGGATAAGAAGTTTGAACTTCACAGAAAGCACTTGCCGAAAATTCCCGGTCTGTCAAAAGCCAAACAGTCCAGCCGAAAATATGTTCGTCCGATGTGCGGCTTGATTATCCGGGCAACAAAGGAAGTCAACGTGATTTGCGGTGATTGTGGGTGTGCTTTTGAAGAGGATGAATAACATGAACGACAGAGCGAAAGAAATTATCATTAGAGAACTTAAACAACTGGTTTGGATGTGTCACAAGAACGACTTTGACGCGGAACAGACACAGCATGAATTTTTCCGTTTTCGTGGAATGACCTTTGCACTGTATCAAGCCGGGCTGATCTCTAAAGAGTATCGAAAGATGATGAATGAGAACAGCAAACGGGTTTACTGGAAAGCACGAAAAAGTCATTCGGGGGAGTGATCCCCCTACCCAATGTAGCCGTGGACGGTCACAAGCCCGTGTAAATACAGAGTGGGTAGTACCTTGAAAATTGAATCTGTCCGGCAACAGTATACAAAACTGATAAGGGGTTACAATGTGAATCCCCTGCATAAGTGCCGTACATAATTTTGAAAGAAAGGATTGATTGTATGAATAAAAAGTTGCTTAGAAGCGAAATGATTCTTCACGATGATACCAATTCTACGCTTGCAAATGCGTTGGGTATCTCCCCGCAGTCCCTTTCCTCTAAGATGAACGAAACCAACGGGGCGGAGTTCACCCAAAAGGAAATTTCTAAGATTCGCGCAAGGTACAACTTGACGGATGAAAAGGTAATTGCTATTTTTTTCACCGCAAGTGTATCTTAAATAGATACAAATGAAAGGATGGAGTGATACATAGTGTCGTTTGCAAACAAGCTGAAAGGCTTGATGGAAGAACTTGATCTTACACAGGCTAAGGTTTCGGACTTAACCGGGATCGGGCGTTCTTCTATCAGTCAGTACGTTTCCGGCAAAAATGAGCCGTCTAAGGAACGCCGGAAAGAGATTGCCCGTTCATTGGGCGTACAGGATAACTACTTTGAAGAGTATGACCCGGTTGCAACTGTTCAATATAATTCAACCGTCAATCTCCCTGTTGAACTTGTGGCAAAGCTTATGAAGAAATCCCCCCGGTTTGTTCGCCGGGGCTTACAGGACGGGGTTTTCCCGTGGGGTTACGCCGTGAAGCTGGAACATTGGAGTTACTTCATTTCCTCTGTCAAGTTCACCGAATGCACCGGGATTCAGATTCCCGCTGTTGAGGTATCGGCATGAACGGCAAGTATTACGGACGCTTAGAAGTCCGTTACCACAAGAAAGAAGCCGCAAGGCTTGAGCATATCAAAAACAAAAGAAAGAGGTCTAAAACGATGGTTAAAGGCTATAAGGTGTTCAACCCCGATTGGACGTGCAAAGGTAAACAGTATACTTGCCCCGGCACGTTTGAAGAGGACGTAAACCCGTCTGTCTGCAATGTGGGTATGCACTTCTGTAAGAATGCCGCCGACTGTTTCCGTTACTATGATTTTGACCCGAATAACCACGTTGCTGAAGTGATCGCCCACGGTACGGTTGCAGAGGGCGAGGATAAGTGTGCAACGAACAAGCTGGAAATCGTGCGGGAAATCCCTTGGGCTGAAGTCCTTGAAATCGTGAACACGGGAAAGGCTTGCACTGGACGTTGCAACAGCGGCAACTGGAACAGCGGCAACCGCAACAGCGGCAACCGCAACAGCGGCAACTGGAACAGCGGCAACCGCAACAGCGGCAACTGGAACAGCGGCGACTGGAACAGCGGCAACCGCAACAGCGGCAACTGGAACAGCGGCAACCGCAACAGCGGCAACTGGAACAGCGGCAACTGGAACAGCGGCAACCGCAACAGCGGCAACCGCAACAGCGGCGACTGGAACAAAACATCCTTTTCCAATGGCTGTTTCAATACGGTATCGCCAAAAATCTATATGTTCAACAAGCCCACCGACTGGACGCTTGAGCACTGGCTTAACTGCCGCGCCCGCTATCTGCTGAATCAGATTGACGATTGCCCGCTTGAATACGTCTGGTTCGACAGTATGACCGATGAAGAAAAGGCGGCACACCCGGAAGCAAAGACCACTGGCGGTTATTTGAAAGAGCGTACCACGGCGGATAACGCCCGGAAATGGTGGGCGGGGCTTAGTGCCGATGATCGCAACATCATTTTCAGCTTGCCGAACTTCGATGCGGCGATTTTCAAGGAAATCACCGGGATTGACGTTGATGCGGAATAAGGGGGTATCTGCTATGAAAGAGTACATGATCGTTAAAGTGCAGTTTAACGTGAGTTCTAAGACTTGCACGGGCAAACTGTACACGTTCCTTGCCTATGAGGAATACACGCCCGGTGACGTGGTGGTTGTCGATACGCAGAACGGTTTCCAGCTTGCCACGGTTGAGGGTACAGCGTCTAAGATTCCCGATGGAATTCCCACGGGTGGTTTGAAAGAGATCGTTTGCAAGGTAGATTTCACCGCATGGAACGAACGCCGGGAGCGGGCAAAGCGCATGAACGAACTTCAGTGCATGATGAACAACAGGGTTAGGGATTTGCAGGAAACGGCACTCTTTGAAATGCTGGCAAGCAAAGACCCGGAACTGAAAGCCATGCTTGACGAATACAAGACCTTGCGGGGGTGCTAATGTGGAACTTTACCCCCATCAACAGACCGCCTTAGAAGAAACCCGGCAATATAGCCGCGTTGCCTACTATCTGGATATGGGTTTAGGGAAAACCTTTGTCGGATCAGAAAAAATGCGGGAACTGAACAGTCCCGTGAATCTGATCGTGTGCCAAAAGTCCAAAGTTGAGGACTGGGAAAAACACATGATAGAAAATTATGCAATGGATCACTGTTGGATAATTTATAACCTGACTGACAAAAAGGATTTTGAACGCTTCTTCAAAGAAGTAAAAACCCGGAAATCTGGTGATCCTACCGTTTGCGGCATTATCAACTATGATCTACTGTTCAGACGGGCAGAAATAGCCCATTTAACAGGCTTTACGCTCATGCTTGATGAATCATCCACCATTCAGAATGAGGGCGCAAAACGCTCTAAATTCGTCTTAGGGTTGCACCCGGACAATGTGATTTTGCTTTCTGGTACACCAACAGCCGGAAAGTATGAAAAACTTTGGTCACAACTGCACCTTTTGGGATGGGGAATCAGCAAAGACCTATTCTATAAGCAGTATGTAACGACAGAATGGATGGAAGATTCACAAAGCGGCTTTCGGATAAAGGTTGTAACGGGCTATAAAAATGTGGACAGGCTGAAAGCGAAACTTGCCCAACATGGGGCGGTTTTTATGAAGTCTGAAGATGTTTTTACCCTGCCAGAACAGTCCTTTATCTCTGTAACGTCCAAAATACCCGGATGTTACAAGAAGTTCATGCGGGATGATGTGATAACCATTGACGGGCGGGAATATGTGGGAGATACCACTTTATCAAAACGCATATACGCCCGGATGATGTGCAGTTTCTTAAACCGCGAGCGCGTGGCGGCGTTCGTGGATTTGGTACATTCAACGGAAGATCGTTTGATCGTGTTCTACAACTTCAATGAAGAATTGAACACGATGTTAGAAGCCCTCACCACCTACACGGGGGAGATGGAGCGGCCTTGTTCCATCATCAACGGCGAGAAAAACGATTTGACCGCTTACGATCAGTACGAAAATTCAATCACGTTCATTCAGTATCAAGCCGGGTCTATGGGCGTGAATCTGCAAAAAGCCAATAAGATTATCTATTTTTCACTGACCGATAGAAGCGAACTTTTTGAACAGTCTAAAAAGCGGATTCACCGCATTGGACAAACTCAACCTTGCTTCTACTATCAAATGATATGCCCCGGAACGGTGGAAGAAGATATTTTAGAAGCTTTGAAGATGCGAAAGGATTATACAGATGAATTGTTCAAAGCCTATCAAGCGGCGCACCATTGCTAACCGCATTATCACTTCTTGGGTCATTATCGCCCTGATCTTTTCGGTTGTTGGGTTTGCAATCGGTGCGGTTTCCCATTCCAGCAAGCCCAAAACCGAAACCCTGATCTATGGCCGCGCGGCGGACGGTAAGATTTTTGATGGCAATATGTCCGTGAGTTATGAGAGTGAAGATACCCTCTTTGTTCCTCTGGGCGTTCCCCTTGATTCGGACGTGCAAGAGTTCATTTATTACCTGTCCAAAGGCTACAACATGGATTTCACCTTTGTTATGGCTATCATTCAGCAGGAAAGCGGCTATCAGCCGGACGCGGTGAGTAATACCGATGATTACGGTTTGATGCAGATCAACAAGGTAAACCACGGCTATATCACGGACGAAATCGGCGTGACAAACTACCTTGATCCCTACGAGAACGTAAGAGCCGGGATGTTCATTCTTCGTAAATTGTTTGAGAAGTACGAAACCCCGGAAAAAGTCTTGATGGCCTACAACTTAGGCGAGAGCGGGGCTAAAGCCCTTTGGGACAAGGGCATTTTTGAAACCAACTATTCAAAATCTGTTCAACAGATTCAAAGTGAATTGAACAGCATGAAAGGATGAAGCAACAATGAAACTCTGTAAAGAAGCTATGGATAACGCCACGGCTTGCGGTAAGAACTGCTGTTGTCTGGAATGTGATCGGCGGGAATCATGCTCTGAGGTGTGCGGCGAACTTTCGGAAAATTGCGAATTTGCGTTTGAAAGCGACACGTCACTTGTTGAAATGCAGAGGAACGCGGCGGTTATCATTTCCAGCATTGCCGCCCTTGCAGTCCAGAAGAAGCAGATTGAAGAACAGGAAAAGGCGATGCGCGACAAGTTGCGTGAAACAATGGAGAGTTACGGCGTGAAGTCTTTTGAAACGCCTGAAGTTAAGTTCCTTTACATCCCGGCCACTACCCGCACCACCATTGATACGGCGCGGCTGAAAAAAGCAATGCCGGACGTGGTGGAGAAGTACAGCAAGATCACTAATGTTTCCGCGTCCGTAAAGATCACAGTGAAATGAGTGAGAGAACGCCGCGTTTCCTTTGGATGGAAGTTTCAAAGGATGAATACGAATTGCCGTTAGCTGTGGCGGATTCGGCTTTAGAACTTTCAAAGGTTTTGGGGCTGAAAGATGAAAATTCGGTCATATCCTCTGTAAGCAGAGCGAAACGCGGCGGCTACTGGTGCAAATACAAACGTGTTCCTTATCTGAAAGAGTAGGTGATCTAATGGAAGATGAGGTTATTTTAATGTCTCCGCCCGGTGCTACTGGGAGTAAGCGGCACAGATTTTGCAAGGTTGAACACAACGGTAAAAGCTACTGGGTAGACCTGACGGCAACCCGTAGATTACGGGGCATTGACAGCGCAAGGCTGTACACGCTGAAAGATGGTAGGCTGATTGTTGCAAGGCTGGTTCGTGTGTCTGTTCTTCGCTCACAGGGGGTGATCTGATGACAAGGACTGACAGAGAATCCGATCCGGGTGAATCCTTTGACGGGGGCTATCACCTTTATGCAAAGGAAAAGCATAAGGAACGAGTTGCAAAAAATTCTGAACGGATTGACTACGCAATCAAGCAATTTGAGTTGAACAACATTGAATTCACCTTGAAAAATGAGCAAAGCGGGCATTTCCATTGTAGAAGAAAGTCAGATGATAAGCTGTTTCAGTTTTGGGCTGGAACGGGGAAAATCCTTGGATATGACCGTTTGCGGGGAATTCATTCACTTATCAAATTATTGTTGGGGTGATGCAATGGCAGAAGAAAAACTTTTTGAAAAACGCCTTGAGCGTTATTTGGAAAAGCAAGGCATTTATCCTTTTGGCCGTGCCGCTGATCGGATGCCCGTTCCGCCCATTGGATACTATGAAAAGCGTTGGGGCGGCGGGTTTTCTAAGTCCGGCTTGCCTGATCTGCACCTTGTCGCCAATGCAATCAGCCTTGATGTGGAGTTGAAAGCCCCCACGGGCAGACCATCCCCGCTTCAAAAGTTCATGGTATCCCAAATCAACAACGCCGGGTCTATTGGTGTGATCCTTTACCCCGATGGATTCGAGGACTTCAAAAAACTGTTAGAGGGGGTGATCCAGTGCAATACTCACATTCCCGTATTGAATGCTTTGAAAAATGCCCATTCAAGTACAAAATGCGCTATCTTCAGCGGCTAAACACCCTGCCCCCGGATGAAGCGGACAGCCCGTTGATTTTAGGAACGGCGTTGCACACAGGCATTGAAGAAAACCTTGAAGCGGCGGTGAAAAAATACTGTTCCAGCTATCCGATCATCACGGATGAACACATTAACGAGGTTATCAAGCTGGAACACGTTATCCCGCTGGCAAGGGCAGGAATCCCGCCCGGTGGTGCGTTTGAAGTCCCTATTATGGACAAGGACTTTGTGGGTTACATTGATTACCTTGTGCCGATCAACAAAGTTGATGGTACTGAATATTTTGATCTCTACGACTTCAAATATTCAAACAATGTTCAAAGTTACAAGAAATCTAATCAGTTGCACCTTTACAAATACTTCTTTGAGCGGAACAACCCCGGCAAGAAGATTAGAAACCTGTATCTGTTCTTTGTTCCAAAAGTCCAGATTCGGCAAAAGAAAGGTGAAACGCTTCTTGATTTTAGGGAGCGGCTGAAAGACGAACTTGCCGGGGTTGATGTTCAAACGGTTCAAGTGGAGTTCGATTATTCAAAAGTGATTGAATTTCTGCTTGCGATAAAGACAGTGAACGAAACAACAGAGTTCACAAAAACAGAATCGTACTTGTGCCGATTCTGTGAGTATCAAGATTTTTGCGAGAAAGGATGGGATTTTATGATTCTCCCCGAAAACAAACGCCGCAACATCGAACAGGTTCACAAGCGTAAGCTGTGGATTTATGGCGCACCGTTCAGCGGCAAGACCACTTTTGCCAACTCTTTTCCCGATCCGCTCATGCTTAACACGGACGGCAATGTTGAGAACGTGGACGCGCCTTATATCCCTATCCGCGATAACGTCAAGGTTGAGGGGCGCATGACAAAACGCACCCTTGCATGGGAAGTGTTCAAGGATACCATTTCCGAACTGGAAAAGAAGCAGAACACTTTTAAGACCATCGTTGTTGACCTGCTGGAAGATACTTATGAATCCTGCCGGGTCTATATGTATCAGCAGATGGGCATTACCCATGAATCTGATGATTCTTTCCGGGCATGGGATAAGGTGCGCGGTGAGTACCTGAACACCATGAAGCGGCTTATGGTGCTGGACTATGAAAACATCGTGCTTATTTCACATGAGGATATGAGCAAGGATATTACCCGCAAGGGCGGCGACAAGATCACGGCTATTAAGCCCGCTGGACTGCCTGACAAGGTGGCTAACAAGGTTGCGGGTATGGTTGATGTGGTTGCCCGTATCGTGGCTGATGGCGAAACCCGCACGTTCTCTTTCAAGTCCAATGAGGTTGTCTTTGGTGGTGGCCGCTTGCGTGTCGCCGCAAAGGATCTTCCGCTTGATGTGGATGCGCTCTTTGCTGTGTACGATGAAGCCAACAAGAACGCCGCAAATGGCGTATCTGAAAGCAAGCCGCAGACCGAAACCACTGAACGTGCCGGACGTTCCCGCCGTAAGGCAGAGGAAAAGCCTGTCATCCCGGCAGAGAAGCCGCAGGAACAGCCGGGACAGGTTGAACCTGTAAACGATACGCCCACAGAAGAAACCCCGCAGGAAGCCCCCGCAGAGGGCGAGAGCGCACCCGCCGAAAATGCCGATGATGGCAACCCCCCGATGGACGGCGCGGTTGAAGTCAGCGCGCCCAATGCACAGCCCGAACAGCCCGCCGAACATCCGCGCCGCAAGCGTAGAGTGCGGGAAGCCTAATCACAACCGACTGTAAGAAAGGACTATAACAATGAGCATTTTTGATGAATTTGACGCTAACTTTGATACCGCTGGTTTGGCGAAAGATGCCGCTGAAGCCGCAAAGAACGGCAACACCCGCCGTGAAGTTCCCCACGGTACTTATGAGGTGGAGATCAATAAGCTGGAACTGGGTAAGAGCAAAAAGGGTGATCCCATGTTCTCTTGCTGGTTTAAGATTCTCACGGGTGAGTACAAGGGAAGCATGATCTTCCTCAACCAGATCGTGACGCAGGGTTTCCAGATCGGCATTGTGGACGAGTTCTTGCGTTCGCTTATGTCCGAAATGGATGCACCGATCCCCGTTCAGTTTCAGACCTACAATCAGTACAACAATCTGATTCTGGATATTATGGAAGCCATTGACGGGAACTTTGAGTACGCTTTGGAGTACGGCGAGAACAAAAAGGGCTTTAACACGTTCAAGATCACGGAAGTTTACGCCCTTGTGGACGAGGACTAAGCCCCGGCTTGTGACCTGACAAGATAAACAGGCGGGCGGGTATGGTGGGAATTTCAAAGAAAGAGGGTGATTGCTATTTTATTCTACGATTTTGAGGTTTTCGCTTATGACTGGCTTGTTGTCATTATTGATATGGTTGAGAAGAAAACCCACGTCATTATCAATGACAAAGCGGGACTTGAAGCCTTTTATGAAGCGCATAAAACCCGAATTTGGGTAGGATTCAACAGCCGCCACTACGATCAATACATCTTACAAGGGATTCTGTGTGGATTCAACGCTAAGAAGCTGAATGATTACATCATTGTCAAGGGTAAACCCGGCTGGCAGTATAGCAACCTCTTAAAGAGTTACCCGCTTCTTAATTACGATGTAATGTTGAATACCGATGTGGGTTTGAAGTCCTTTGAGGGTTTCATGGGTAACGATATTCGGGAAACGGAAGTACCCTTTAACCTTGACCGCAAGTTGACGGACGCAGAGATCAAACAAACCGTTTTTTATTGCACCCATGACGTTGAACAGACCATACAAGTTTTCATGCGCCGAACGCAAGAGTTCAACACCATGATGTATTTTATCAAACACTTTGAACTAGGAATTGAATACATTTCCAAAACTAAACCACAGCTTGCCGCAACGATTTTGGGCGGCAACAGGAAAGGCGCAAGTTTTGATGATGAATTTGATTTCCCAATTCTACCGTGTTTGCGCCTGAACAAGTACAAGCATATTGCGGACTGGTACGCAAACCCTGAAAACCACGATTACGAGAAAAAGCAGGGTAAGCAGATGATCGCCGGGGTTGAACATACCTTTGCATGGGGCGGCGGACACGGTGCGCGGGCTAAGTATTCCGCCGATGGCGTGTTCATCATCATTGACGTTACCGCCTATTACCCGTCTTTGCAGAAACAATATCACTTCGGCTATCGGGTAATGGATCACCCTGAAAACTTTGAGTTTATCCACGATTCCAACATAGCCTTTAAGCGCAAGGGCGACAAGAAAGCCCGTCAGCCGTTCAAGATCATGGATAACGCCATTTCCGGGCAGATGAAACAAAAATCATCCGCCCTGTATGACCCCATGAGCAACAACGCTATCTGCATCAATGGACAGCTTTTATTGCTTGACCTTGTGGAACACCTTGAGGGGCATTGTGAGCTGATCCAGAACAACACAGACGGTATCATTGTTAAGGTCGCGGACTATGACCGGGATTTTGACGTTTTGGATGATATTGTTTGGGAGTGGGAACAGCGTACAGGTATGCGCATGGACTTTGATACTTACTTTGGAACGATTTATCAGAAAGACGTTAATAATTATCTGTTGGTTGACCGGGAAACGGGTGCAGTAAAGCGCAAAGGCGGCTATGTTATGAAGCTGGACGATCTAAGCTATGATCTCCCCATCATAAATAAAGCCCTTGTTGATTACATGATCCATCAAATCCCGGTGCGCCGGACGATTTCAGAGTGTCAAGACCTACGAGAATTTCAGCTTGTTTCCCGGATCAGTAGCAAGTATACGCACATCATGTACGGCGATAAGCCGCTGAAAGAACGGTGCATCCGCATTTTTGCTTCTACTGATCCAAACGATCCCGGCGTGAAGAAAGTAAAAGCGTCCAATGGTCGGTTGGAAAAACTGCAAAACTCCCCGGAACACTGTTTCATCTATAACGATGACGTAAAAGATGTTCGAGTGCCGGACAAGCTGGATCGCCAATGGTACATCAATTTTGCAAACAAACGTCTTGAAGATTTTGGAGTAAGTTAAAATGGACGATTTTTATAAAACCTGTCGTTGGTGTCGCTGGAATAAGAACGGCGAGTGTCAGCACAGCGGCACTTTTGCCGTGGACTCCCTCAAAGCGGAGTGCAGATTAGATGATGGGATCATCTATGAAGCGGTCAAGGAAGCCTTTTCCGATAAGACCTTTGCAACCCTGAAAAGGAATCTTGAAAGCTCACTTTCAAAGAAAAAAGCAAACTTGTTCTATCAAGAGTTCTTGCGGGAACTTGAAGATATGCAACGCGATTGGGCGGTGGCTATTGATGATGCTGTGAGCGCAAAGATCAATTATGAACTTGAGGGCGTGAACGGGCTTTCCGTAGAACTTGCCGATGAAGATTCGTTTTGCTGTAAGTATTGGGAATAAGGACGGTGATAAATTTTGTTCTTTCGCGGATATGTTGAAACCAAAGATAAACAGTGCGTGGAGAAGTTCAAGGGCAGGACGGACTTTAAGACCTATGAACAGGTGAAGTCTTTACCAGAGTTCGCCGGGATTCTGGCAGAAGATACGATCCTTGTTGATTTGGACGATGGGGAAAGTTCGGATGTTCTGTTCAAAGTTGTTCAAGATTATTCTTTGAACTGCCGCGTTTATCGTACCACGCGGGGCAAGCACTTCTTGTTCAAAAACAGCGGTGTGAACGGCTGTAAGACCCATTGCACCCTTGCAATCGGCTTGAAAGCTGATATTAAGGTGGGCGTAAAAAGTTCCTATGAAGTGCTTAAATACGGCGGTGTAGAGCGTGAAATCCTCTATGATACCGCCGAAAATGAGCAAGCGCAACCGCTCCCCCGGTGGCTGTTCCCCGTCCGTAGCAAAATGGCGTTTCTTGATATGGAAGAGGGGGACGGACGAAATCAAGCTCTGTTTAATTACATTCTGACCCTGCAAAGCAATGATTTTACCGTGGAAGAAGCGCGGGAAACCATTCGGATCATCAATAAGTATGTGTTGAAAGTTCCTCTGTCAGACAGCGAGATTGAAACTATCTTGCGGGATGATTCGTTCAAGAAACCCGTTTTCTACAACGGTAACACGTTCTTGTTTGATAAGTTCGCTATCTTCCTGAAGAACAACGCCCATATCATCAAGATCAATAATCAGTTGCACATTTACAAGGACGGTATCTATACCGCTGGATATGGCGAGATTGAAGCCGCCATGATTAAGCACATCCCCGATCTAAACCGTGCAAAGCGGTCTGAAGTCGTTGATTATCTTGATCTGCTGATCCGGGACAACACTAAACCAGAGGACGCGCACCTGATCGCGTTTAAGAACGGCCTGTATAACATCATTGATGGTTCTTTTGCGGGCTTTACCCCGGAACACATTATCACCAATAAGATTCCTTGGGACTATACGCCGGGGGCTTATTGCGAACTGGCAGACAAGACCCTTGATAACATTGCTTGCCATGATGCACAGGTGCGTTTACTACTGGAAGAAGCTATTGGTTATTGCTTCTACCGCTGGAACGAACTTGGAAAGGCTTTTATCCTGACAGGTGACAAAAGCAATGGTAAATCAACCTATCTGTCTATGGTGCAAAATCTTTTAGGTGAAGAAAACATTTGCGCTCTGGACTTGAAAGAACTTGGAGATCGCTTTAAGACCGCCGAAATGTTCGGCAAATTGGCGAACATTGGTGACGATATAGGCGACGAGTTTATAGCAAACCCCGCCGTTTTTAAGAAGCTGGTAACGGGTGATCGCGTGTCTGCTGAACGCAAGGGGCAAAACCCGTTTGAGTTCAACAACTATTCAAAGTTCTTGTTTTCTGCAAACCAGATTCCCCGTATCAAAGACAAAACGGGCGCAGTTCAGCGGCGTTTGGTTATTATCCCGTTCGATGCCAATTTCTCAAAGGATAAGGCGGGTTTTGATCCCACCATCAAGCATAAGCTGAAATCCCCTGAAACAATGGAATATCTTATCAATCTTGGGCTTGCTGGCCTGAAGCGCATTCTTGAAAATCGTGGTTTCACTGATTCGGACAAGGTAAAGAAAGCTCTGGACGAATACGAGGAAGATAACAACCCGATTTTGGGCTTTTTCAAAGAGTGCGAGGATGAAGATTTTCATATTGAAGATAACACGACTGATCTTGTTTATTCGCGGTATCAAGAATACTGCTTAGCTAACAACTTACAGGCTATGAGCAAAACCGCCTTTTCCCGGCAGATCGCCCGAAATCTGCATCTTCACACAGAGGTTAGGCGGATCGGAAAAAAGACAGCCCGGTTTTATGTTGCAGGGGATCAGAAATAAAGAGGTGAATACTTTGATCTTTACAGAGAGAGAGAGAACAATATGGCTACTTCGTTGGTAACAGGCGCAACCCGGATGCTGAAACACACGACTATTACGCCACTGAGCCAAAGGCAACGGAAATTTTACTTGAGCAAGAACGCTTTGCCCCGGTGGTGTGGGAGTGCGCTTGTGGTGAGGGGCATATTTCTAAGGTGCTTGAATCGCACGGGTACGATGTTGTTAGCACCGATTTAGTATACCGTGGATATGGCCGTTTGAATCCGTGCGATTTTTTATTAGAAAATGTTGTGGATTTCAGCGGCGATATTATCACAAACCCGCCTTATAAATACGCCCTTGAATTTGTTGAACACGCTTTGAACACCGTTCAGCAGGGGCGTAAAGTTGCAATGTTTTTGAAGCTAACTTTTCTTGAGGGAAAAGCCCGCAAAGCGTTCTTCCTAAAGAATCCGCCCAAAGTCGTATATGTTAGTTCTTCCCGGCTGGAATGTGGGAAGAACGGCAAATTTGAAAGCAAAAACGCCGTTGCGTATGCGTGGTTCGTATGGGAAAAGGGCTTTTGTGGTGATCCCATCATTAAATGGGTGAATTAAGCATGGAAAAACTTCACTTTCAAGCAAAATCTGCGGCTAATTTTGTGAAGCTGGGTTGCACTATCCTTTTTGAAAAGGGAAACAGGATGGATGATCTTGGGGCGGTGTGGCATGAGTATTTTAACGGTGACACAGGAGATCGGCTTTTTCAACGGTTTATGGAAGAAGCCTTTCCGAATGGGTGCGTTATCGGAGAAAAAGAGCTGATGCAGATCACCAATAAAGCAATTAGCTTTTTAGAAACAGACGTTTCAGCCCTTGAAGCTAAGGCGACTATTGATAAAAGGCGGTTTGCTTACTGGGTATATTTTGCCCCTACTCATACAGTTTCCGGGTGCTGGTTTGCAGAACATGAAGAAACCGTGATACAAATTTTAACAAATTATTTCGGGAAATCCATTGAGGATTTCACCCCCGATGATCTAAAGCGATTTATTATCGCTTCTTTTGAGATTCGTTCAGATAATTCGTCCGTTCGTTCGATTGCGGATGATGCCGAGTTTATTCAAAGAGCCGTTCGCACAAGGTCGGTTCGATTAAAAGAAAGGATGGAACACTATGGAGTATGAGTTGGTTTATGGTCTGCCCAAAGCTGATATTGTAGAGCGGGGGCGTAACTGGTAATGCACATTTATTCAACTAAGTTCAAGAAGAACGTGAACTTGCCGTATGCAAAGGTAGGAAAACAGGTTTTTAGAAGCCTACACGATGCCGAAACCTATTGCGGGGAAAACGGCCTTGACCCGGATTCAGCGATTGAATACGGGAACAATCCAGACCTTAGAAACCAATGTGCAGAAATCGCCAAATATCAAAAAGCCGTTCTTCGCCGTACTGAAAGCAAAATCCTAAAGCAGATTGAAAAGTTGCGTGCAGATATTGAAAGGGATAGCGAAAGGCTGAAATCCTGTCACCATCTGGATGAACGATCTTGCGAGGATAGGTTACATGAAGATGTTGCCAAACATACGGCAATGTATGACGCGCTAAAAATTGTTTCCGATATGGTTACAGAACTTGAATGGTTATCCAACTGGAAAGATTGAAAGGACTGACTATGAACAATCCGGCTAATCCCAAATGCAACGCAGAGGGGTATAACGATCCAACGGCGTTTTATGGTACACAGAAAATCGTTCGGGAAGAATCGGAAACCGAACGGCGAGCAAATGAACTTATCAAGGTGCTAAAGTTCATTATTCGTTCAACGGGCTTTGAACTGATTGAACGTGTTAAGATTCGTGACGTGAAAACTGGAAAGGAGTTCAGATAATGAATATTGATGAACGCTATCGGGCGGCGGAGGATGAAGCCCAACTTGAGTATATCAAGCAGTGGAGAGAGCGCAAGCGCAAGAAAGAGGACAGGCGCAAGGGCTATTGGATGGAAGCCGTTTGGCATTTGCGGATGTTCTTTGATATGCTTTTTAAGTTCATTAAGGGGTGATAACAATGGGGATGCTTGCACAAATCAGTGACGCGGTAAACGCCGCTTTTGCAGAGTATAAGAAAGAGTTTGGGGAGAACGCCCAAATCACCGATGGTACGGAGTTTGTCACGGTGTTTAACAACTGTGCGCTGATCGTCCGGGCAGAGGGCGACACGCTCAAAACGGAGTTTATCGGCGGCAAGCCGTATCAAGTAGATATGAGCCTTGCAATTTATGATGAGGTGGAAAAGAATGGACAGATTCAAATTGACTAAGCAGGATCGGATCAATCAGTATAAAATCATCATGTACAACGTGAAAGGTGATTTGGAATGCTACACCCGCCCCAATATTGTGCGGCGGCTTGATAAAATGGGGTTCTTCGATGCGCCCGCTTCAATCAATCACCACGGCGCATACAGCGGCGCACTGTTCGATCATTCTCTTGCCGTTACGGGTGCTTTGCTGGACTATACGGACAAGATGGGCTTGACGTGGGGCGATGCGAGAAGCCCTTACATTGTGGGTATGTTCCACGATCTGTGCAAGTGCGATAATTACAAAGTGGTGGATGGAAAATGGAAGTATAACCCAAATATGATTCTTCCCGGCCACGGCGAAAAGTCGATCATCATGCTTCAGAATATCGCCCCCGATGCTTTGACAAATGAAGAGATCGCTTGCATCCGCTGGCACATGGGCGCGTTTGACGATCGGAATAATTGGGAGTATTACACCCGTGCCGTTGCAAAGTTTCCGAATGTCATGTACACCCATGCGGCAGATATGGCGGCGGCATACATTGTGGGGGTGTGAGCATGAAATGGATTTTGCTGGAACTGCTGTTCATCGCTGTGCAGTTGATCGGATTCATCCCGTTTTACTTTATCTGGCGGAAAGACTGCAAAGAGATTGGGAAAGAACACCTTGCCGTTTCCCTAAAAGAACGCTTTTGGGCGTGGTGCTTATCTTTCCCGTTCTGGCTGTTTCCGATCATATATCTGGCGAGGTACAACAAATGAAAAGACTTTGTAAAGACTGCTTGCATTGCAAGAGCAAACAGACGGGCGTTGTGACGTTCCGTTATTGGTGCGAGATCACGAAAGTGGGCGTTCGCCCGTGGATGGAAAAACCGCATCCCAAATGCCCGCTCAAGAGTGGCGGGGCGGGACGCTTTGAAAGTTAAGATTCAAAGTGTTACACTGATTTTCACAAGTGTTTCATAAATGTTTCTATCTTTGAACGATTAAACGTATTTGTTACGTTTGTTTCGGTTTGTACACTTATTTTGAAGTTCTTTATATATTGATACTCTTGTTGCGTCATTGCGTGACGGTGCAACATATAAAAAATAATATATAATAGTAAATAGAGGGTGCGTAACCGAAACGTGAAACACAAAATTTTAGAAAAATAACGACAATTCGTAAAGTGAGCGTTACGCAAAGAAAAGAGGTTTGAGAAGTGACAGCGAAAGAGTATTTACAACAGCTTGAACGCGCGGATGTTATCATAGAGCAGAAGATGAAAGAACAGGCTGATCTTGAAGAACTGTCTAAGTGCGTTCGGGCGATTGATTACGGTAAGGATCGTGTTTCGTCCAGCGGTACAGGCGATGCTCCGTTTGTAAACCCGGTGCTGAAAATCGTGATGCTTGAGCAAGAGATCAACGCCGAGATTGACAAGTATGTTGACCTGAAGCGTAAGATCACGGGCGAGATTCAAAGTTTGCAAGACCCGCAGTTTATCAAAGTGCTGTTCAAGCGGTATGTTGAGTATAAGGGCTTTGATAAGATCGCGGTAGAGTTAGAGTGTTCGGAACGTAATGTTTACACGATCCACGGACAGGCACTAAAGGATTTCACAGAAAAAGTTTTGAAAATGTAAAAAGTTGCAGTCTTTTTCATTGAACTTCATGTGTCAAGTGTGATAAAATATATAATGCAAGAAGCCGTAAAAGAAAACCTTTTACGGCTTTTTCTTTTGCCCGGTGAATCATCGTAGCTGATCGTAGGCAGTCAGTGATCTTCCGTTCACCGGGCTTATTTTGTTTTAAGGGGGTGAATATCTTGAACGAAAGACAACAGCGGTTTTGTGACGAATATTTGATTGACTGTAACGCTGTACAGGCGGCAATCCGGGCGGGGTATTCGCCTAAAACTGCCCGTTTTGCGGCAGAATGGATAAATGAGCGAAACCCACAAAAACCTACTTCAAAGTTCAACGCCGAAATGAAATCTTATATTGACGCAAAACTTGAAGCGATGCACAACGCAAAAACAGCGGACGCGCAGGAAGTTTTGGAGTATCTAACCTCTGTTATGCGAGGGGAACACAAAGAACAGGTGCTAAAGCTGATCGGTGATGGTGTACAAACGATCTCCGATATTGACGTTGGGGCTAAAGACCGTATCAAGGCCGCTGAACTGATCGGCAAGCGGTACGGAATGTTCAAAGATGGGCTTGCTGTTGAGGTCGAGCCTGTCACACTGATAAACGACTTAACGGAATGAAGATTTCATTACAGAAAGCCGTAGGGCGCGGCTATGTGGACTTCTGGAACACGAAAGCCCGATACCGTGTGTGTAAGGGTAGCCGTGGATCGAAAAAGAGCAAAACAACTGCCCTGAATATGATTTATCGTCTGTTTCAATATCCAGAGAGCAACGGCCTTTGTGTTCGGCGTTTTTCAAACACTTTGCGCGATTCCGTGTTTTCGGATTTGAAATGGGCTATTCATAAGCTGGGAGTGGATGCGTATTTTGATTGCACCGTGTCACCTATGCAGATCACCCGGCGTTCAACCGGGCAGAAGATTCTTTTTCGCGGTCTGGACGATGGCTTGAAGATAACCTCTATTTCCGTTGATACGGGCGTTCTGTGCTGGGTATGGATAGAAGAAGCCTATGAGATCAGCAATGAGGACGATTTCAACAAGCTAGATATGTCAATCCGTGGTGAAGTTCCACCGGGGTACTTCAAACAGCTTACACTTACATTCAACCCGTGGAGTGCAACAAGCTGGTTAAAGCCCCGGTTTTTCGATACGCCGGATGATACGGTGTTCACCAAAACTACAACATGGGAGTGTAACGAATGGCTTGATGATGCAGACCGCAGTATTTTCTTGAGGATGAAAGAAAACAACCCCCGCCGCTATCGCATTGAGGGTGCAGGGGATTGGGGCATTGCGGACGGCCTGATTTACACCAACGTCATTGTTGAAAACTTCGATGCTGACCAAATCTGGGCTATCCCCGGTATCAAATCCGCATTCGGCCTTGACTTTGGCTTTACTGATCCTAACGCTTTTACCGCTTGCATGGTGGATAACACCGCTATGAAAATTTATGTTTTCGATGAGTGGTATAAAACGGGGGTTACGAACAAGATCATAGCCGAACAGATCAAGCGCATGGGATACGGCGGTCAACGCCTGATCTGTGATTCTGCTGAACCGAAATCTATTGCAGAGTTGCAGGATGAGGGATTGAGGGCTGAATCTTCCCGAAAGGGCAAGGACAGCGTAAATCACGGCATACAGTTGATTCAAAACTATCAGATCGTGGTACATCCCCGTTGCGTGGAGTTCAAAAAAGAGATAGATAACTATTGTTGGGCGAAAGGCACAGACGGAAAACCCACGGACAAGCCGGATCACGAATTTTCTCACGGTATGGATTCGATGCGGTACGCCGTTACCAAAGTGCTTATGCCTGATACATTCAGCTTTGATTAACTGGAAAGGGGGTGAACAACGTGAGTTTTGTAGATTCAATGATGTTCAAAGTTTCAAACTTGATTTTGCAGGGCGCGCAGATCAGCGATAAACAGTTTTTGGAACGTGAGATCGAAAAGTGGAAAGGTAGCCCACAGCGCGTTATGCAGATCAAGGGCCACTTGTACTACGACAACGATCACGATATTTTACACCGCAAGCGTCAGATGATCGGTGAAGATGGGAAGCTGGTTGACGTGGACAACGTGCCAAACAACCGCCTGATAGATAATCAGTTTGCAAAGCTGGTTAATCAGAAAGCTAACTATCTGCTGGGTAAGCCCTTTGTTGTTGATGGGGAGAATGAACGGTATATTGAACTGTTAAAAGACGTGTTCAACAAGAAGTTTATGAAAACCCTGAAAAACGCCGGAAAACTTGCTCTTGAGTGCGGTATTAGCTGGTTATACCCCTACTACACTGAAACGGGAGAACTTGCCTTTAGGACGTTCCCCGGCTATGAAATTCTGCCGTTCTGGAAAGACACGGAACACACACAGCTTGAAGCCGCCGTGCGCCTGTATCTGGTTATTGGCTATCAAGGCACTACACCGACTGTCATTGAAAAAGTCGAAATCTACGACTTAGAGGGCGTTCACCGCTTCGTTCTGGATGGCGGCGCACTGATTCCAGACTTAGAGGGAGCGGACAGCAACACCGCCCCGTATGCAAGCATGGTGGACGAAAACGGCAACACCATTCCCCTGAACTGGGAACGTGTGCCGCTCATCCCCATCAAGTACAATGATTGTGAAATCCCCCTGCTGAAGAAAGTAAAGACCTTGCAAGACGCGCTAAACGTTATGCTGTCGGACTTTGAAAACAATATGCAGGAAGATCCCCGAAACACCGTGCTTGTGCTGAAAAATTACGATGGCACGAACTTGGGCGAGTTCCGCAAAAACTTGTCTACGTTCGGCGTTGTCAAGGTTCGCACGGTTGATGGTGCAGACGGTGGGGTTGAAACGCTTGAAATTCAAGTCAATTCAGAGAATTACAAAGTCATTATCGAACTGCTGAAAAAAGCCATTATCGAAAACGGTATGGGCTATGACGCGAAAGATGATCGGTTGAATGGCAATCCTAACCAGATGAACATTCAATCCATGTATTCGGACGTTGATCTTGACGCTAACGATATGGAAAGCGAGTTGCAAGCCGCATTAGAAGAACTGCTTTGGTTCATCAACACCCATTTTGCTAACTCCGGCATGGGCGATTTTAGCGGCGAGGATGTAACGATCATCTTCAACCGGGATGTCCTCATCAATGAGGGTGAAGTGATCCAGAACTGTAAAGATAGCGTTGGCATTCTGTCGGATGAAACCATTGTGGCAAATCATCCTTGGGTTGACGATCCCGCCGCCGAAATGAAGCGGCTGGAAGATCAGAAACAGAAAGAACAGGATCGTATTGCACAACAGCAATATGACCCGTTCGCACCCCCACAGCAACAGCAGGGCGGTGATCTGAGCAATGACTAATGCGGAATACTGGAAACAGCGTTTCACACAGCTAGAAGCCGCTCAAAACCGAAAAGGCGCGACTGCTTATCTGGAAATGGAGAAGCAGTACAAAGCCGCGCAGAATGAGTTAGAAGCCCAAATAGCGCGGTGGTATCAGCGTTTCGCTGACAGCAACGGTATTTCTCTTGCACAGGCTAAACAATGGCTCAAAGGGCAGGATTTGGCGGAATTTAAGTGGGATGTGAAAGAGTACATCAAGTACGGCAAGGAAAACGCCATAAACGGCGCATGGATGCAGGAACTTGAAAACGCTTCTTCTAAATTCCATATTTCCCGCCTTGAAGCCCTGCAAATCCAGACACAGAACAGCCTTGAAACCATGTTTGCACAGCAGATGGGAACGATGAAAAAAGCGTTATCCGATGTTTACGCAAGCGGGTACTATCACACGGCTTATACCGTGCAACAGGGCTTTGGGCTGGGGTGGGATATTGCCGGGCTGGATCGAGCGCAAATCGAAAAGGTGCTGTCTAAGCCGTGGGCTGTGGATGGCTACAACTTTTCAACCCGCATTTGGGACAGCAAAACAAAGCTGATCGGAGAAGTTCACAATGAACTTTCAAAGAATCTACTAACGGGTGCTGATCCGCAAAAGGCCATTGCTTCCCTTGCAAAGAAGATGGGAACATCTAAGAGCAACGCCGGGCGGCTGGTAATGACTGAGCAAGCCTATTTCAGTAGCGCGGCGCAAAAGGATTGTTTCAATGATCTGGACGTTGAAGAATATGAGATCGTGGCAACGCTAGATTCCCATACTTCCGATATTTGCCGTTCGCTGGATGGCAAAGTGTTCAAGATGAGCGATTACAAGCCGGGTGTTACTGCCCCGCCGTTCCACGTCTATTGCCGTTCCACTACCGCCCCACACTTCAAAGATAACTTTGATGCAGGGGAGCGGGCGGCGCGTGGAGCGGATGGGAAAACCTACTATGTGCCGGACGATGTGACCTATTCCGAATGGAAAAAGGCTTTTGTAGACGGTGACAAGAGCGGGTTTGCTGAAGTTCAGAAAAACCACTTCTCAAGGACGGAAAAACGTGGTACAATTAAGCCGAAAGAACAGAGTGAAGCCGCAAAGTTCATTGAACAGGCTTGCACCACAGAGAATGTAGAACATAGAGCCGTTCAAGCACTTCCCAAACAGCTAACGTCCGATGAAATCATTGAACGTCTGGCGGGCGGCGATATGACACAGGGTTCTTGCTCTTCTCTGGCGTTCGCTTATATTGGCAACAAGAACGGCCTTGATGTTCTTGATTTCAGAGATGGCGGCAGTCGCCGGGTATTCTCCATGAACAAGAACATTATGAAGATGCTGGAACTTCCCGGCGTTGAGGGCTCAATCACCAAAGTTAAAAAAGAAGTTCAAGGTACGATTGACGTATTGAAAAATCTTGAACTGAACAAAGAATATTATCTTGCAACAGGTAAACACGCCGCCATTGTCCGAAAGCTGGACACTGGTTATCAATATCTGGAACTGCAATCTAAGTATCAAAACGGTTGGATGCCCTTTGAACGCTATGGTTCGATGGCAACAACCCTTAACAAGCGGTTTGGATGCCGAAAGACGGTTGATAAGTCGTTTGGCTATGTTTGGGAACGGACTGTGATTCTAATGGATGTTGATTCGTTCAAAGATAATGAAGAATTTGAACAGTTGCTAGGTTATATCAATACGGCAGTTGATAAACAGAGAAAGGGGGCGTTGGGCGATGTTCGATAACTGGTATAAAAACAATCCTACGGATGTTATTTGGTGGAAAGACACGCCGGACGGTGTAGGCGAATGGCTTTTTAGTTTCGACAAAAAGACCGTGTTCAATATGTTCGCTGACTACCCCAAAGCCCTAACCCCGGAACAGAAACAGATTTTTGATAAAGAAAACCCCGAATGGGCGGACTTCTTCAAAGATCGCTAAAACCGCATATCGCTAACTAAGCACTTTTGAAAGTCATCTTTCAAGGGTGCTTTTTTCATGCCATTTTAAGGGGGGTGAGATCATGGCGTGTCCGTTTGTCGGCAAGTAGAAAGGCGGTGATCCAAACCTATCTCCCAACTATGGGTTAAATAGTGAATCGTCTTTTTCGTATTGCAGACGGTAAAGAACAAGATCAAATTCGTGGTTCGTTACCCACGGTAAACAACGGAAAGGCTGGTATAAACAATGAAACGTGAGGACTTGATTAGTTGGGGTCTGACCGATGAACAGGTTAAAAAGGTTATGGCCGGGCTGGACGGTGACTTTGTGACTAAGACCCGTTTTAACGAGGTCAACGAGGAAAACAAGACGCTGAAACAGTCCGTTTCTGACCGTGACAAGCAGTTGAACGATCTGAAGAAGTCTAGCGGCGACAACGCCGAACTGAAAGCACAGATCGAGGAACTTCAGAAGAAGAACACCGAACAGGCTAAAGCCCACGCCGCTGAAATGGCACAGTTGAAGCTGGACAACGCGGTTGATACCGCGCTTACGGCGGCGGGTGCTAAGAACAGTAAGGCCGTTAAAGCCCTGCTTGATATGTCTAAGGTCAAGCTGGGTGAGGATGGCAAGCTGTCGGGCTGGGATGAACAGATTTCCGCTGTTCAGAAGTCGGATTCTTACCTGTTCAACGCCAGACAGCCCGCAAACAAGGGTATCAAGGGTTTCAATCCCGGCAAGTCGGATGATGTGAAGCCCGGTACTAAGGTGGATATGTCTAAGATGAGCCTTGAAGAGCTGACCGCTTACATTGAAGCTAACCCGGATGCGGCAACCTAACAACAGAGTTCAAAAATTCAAAGAAAGGATTGAACACAAATGAGCAAATTCGATGCAAAGAGTTTCAACGAGCGGGCTTTTGGTGTTTACATGAATGCCATTCCCAACGTGAAGCTGAACAAACTTCGTGAGAGCCGCGCGATTGTCGCAGATCAGCGACTTCGTGAAACTTTCGTCAACAACGGACAGACTGGCACTGTGTACGCCGTCCTGCCCTACTTCGGTCTGATCGGCGGTGACGCACAGAACTATGATGGTGTGTCTAACCTCACCCCCGAAAAGACTGATACCTTTGAACAGGGTGTTTTCACCTATGGCCGTATGATGGGCTGGACTGAAGCCGATTTCTCCTATGATGTGACTGGCGGCGTGGACTTCATGGCGAACGTCCGCAACCAGATCAGCCGCTATTGGAATGATCGGGATCAGGACACTATCCTTGCTATCCTCAAGGGTATTTTCTCTATGTCCGCCACTGGCACGGGCAACATTAAGACCGCTAACGCCGCCTTTGTGTCCGCCCACACCTACGATATTTCCGCTCCCACCACGGATGCAAAGACCACCGATGATATGATGGTGAGCGCAACCACCCTTAACAGTGCCATTCAGCAGGCTTGCGGCGACAACAAGAGCAAGTTTAGCCTTGTGATCTGCCACTCCACAGTTGCAACTAACCTTGAGAACATGAAGTTGCTGGGCTATCTGAAGTACACCGACAGTGAGGGCGTGGAGCGTGATCTGGGCATGGGTACTTGGAATGGTCGTCTTGTGCTGATTGACGATTCCATGCCCGCCGAGGTTAAGAACGTGGGTGCAACTGGCGGTGACGTTACCCTGTACACCACCTATGTTCTGGGTGAGGGCGCAATCGGTTTTGAATCCGTTGGCGCAAAAGTCCCCTATGAGATGGTGCGCGATGCAAAGACCCGTGGCGGCGAGGATACGCTGATTTCCCGTAAGCGCAACGCCGTTTCTGTTGCCGGTATCTCTTACCTCAAGGCGGTGCAGACTACGAACAGCCCCACCAACGCGGAACTGGAAAACGGCAAGAACTGGTCTCTGGTGAGCAACGGCACTGATACCATCAATCACAAGGCCGTTCCCATCGCCCGTATCATTTCCCGTGGCTGAGTAAGGCGGTGTTTCCAGTGCTGGATATGGTAAAAGCGCGGTTGCAGTCTTTTGGATATGAGATTAAAGATGGGGATGAAACCATTTTGAATTTTTGTATTCAAAAGGTGGAAAGTTCTATCAAGAACGATTGCAACGTGTCCTCTATCCCGGACGGGCTGGTTTGCATCGCGGTTGATATGGCAGTAGGCGAGTTTTTAACGGCAAAGAAAACTTTTTCGCCGGATAGCATTGCAGGGCTTGATTTAGATTATGCTGTGAAGCAGATACAGACGGGTGATACCAATACTGTATTTGCCACGGGAGAGGGGTCACAAACCGCTGAACAGCGGCTAACGGCCTTTATCAGTTATCTTCTGACTTATGGGAAAGGCGAATTTGCTTGTTATAGGCGGATTCGATGGTAAGCGCACTTGAAGCCGCCCGAAAAGCGGCACGAAAGGCAATCGAAAAAACTTACTATACCGGGCTTTGTTCCGTTGTGGAACGCCGGGATGTAAGGGACGAGCAAACCAAAATCACCCATAAATCAGAAGTAACAGTAATCGAAAATCAGCCCTGTAAGCTGTCCTTTGAAAAGCTGGATGCCACAGCACAAACCGAAACGGCGGCAAGCCTTACGCAAGGCACAAAGCTATTTCTCCCCCCGGATGTGAAAATCAAGGCAGGATCAAAGATCATTGTGGAGCAAGACGGAGCAAAAAACGCCTATTCCGCAAGCGGCGTTCCTGCTGTATATCCCACCCATCAAGAAATCATCCTCACACTGTTTGAGCGGTGGGCTTGATGGCACGAATGGGAAAGGTTTCAGCCGGGGATTTGAAAAAACTTCAACAGGAATTGAACAAGATTGAACAAAAAGATGTTGAATCGTTCATTTCTGCTTGTGCGAAAGAATTAGCCGCCCGACTACTTGCCAAAGTTATCAAGCGAACACCCGTAGGCGACTACTCCAAAGAAATAACGGTGGTTGCTAAAAAGGATTCCAAACACCACAAGGCGGGCGACACCTACACCAAACGTGTAAACCCCTCTGGAAAGATGGGCGGCACGTTGCGCCGGGGCTGGACTTCAGCAACGCATGAAGAAGCGGCAAGCGGTAAAGGCCGGGGCGATGCCAAAGCCTACGCCGATTCGTTACAGATCAATCACAAAGGAAACCTCTTGACGATTGATATTGTGAATCCCGTTGAGTATGCTTCCTATGTGGAGTATGGACACCGAACAGCTAATCATACAGGTTGGGTGCAAGGTCAATTCATGCTCACTATATCCGAACAGGAAATACAGACGATAGCCCCGCAAGTCCTTGAAGCAAAGATTAAGCAGTTTTTAGGGGAGTGCATCAAATGATAAATTCAATTATTGAAGCTATCAGCATTGCCTTAAATGCTGAATTTGGCGATGATTACACGACTTACACGGAAGAACAGGAACAAGGCTTGAAAGAGCCTTGTTTTTTTATTTCCACCCTAGAGCCTACGCACAACCTTTTCCGGGATCGCAGATATTTTAGGCGGCAACAGTTCTGCATCCAGTTCTTTCCCGCTAATCGGGATCGGGCAAAAGCAGAGTGCAACGATACAGCCGAACGGCTGTGTAGCTGTTTGGAAACTATCACGGTTGACGGGGATTTGATGCGAGCTGACAAGATGGAACACAAAATCGTTGATAACGTGTTGAATTTTTTCGCAAATTATGATTGCTTCATGGTTAAGAAATACGACTGTGAGCCGATGGAAACATTGGAGATCAAAGGAGATGTGAACGATGGCGGTTAAAAACACGACTGCTAAAGCGGCTGAACAGCCGCCCGCATTTACCAAAGAACAGCTTGTGAAAGCGGATCGCTGGTTCAATCGGCGTGATCTGCTTAACGCGCTGTTGGAAGATGATAAGACTTACACCATTGAACAGGTGGATGATCTTATCAAAGAATACTATAAGAAACCTATCTAAAGAAAGGAAAGGTGAGTAAAATGGCACTTGGCGGCGGTACTTTCGTAACGCAGAACAAGATTCTGCCCGGTACTTACATCAACTTCGTATCGCTTGCATCTGCATCCGCTACGCTGTCTGATCGTGGCACTGTTACCATGCCCCTTATGCTGGACTGGGGCAATGAAAGCGGCGTTTTTGAAGTCACTAACGGTGATTTCCAGAAGTCCACTATGAAGCTGTTCGGCTACGCCTACACCGATGATAAGATGAAAGGCTTGCGTGATCTTTTCAAGAAAGCAAAGACCCTGTACGCCTATCGTCTGAACGGCGGCGGCAAGAAAGCAAGCAACACTTTTGCTACGGCAAAGTACAGCGGTACGCGCGGCAACGATCTGAAGATCGTGATCCAGAAGAACGCAGATAACGATTCTCTGTTTGATGTGTCCACCTATATGGGACTGTCTAAGGTGGACGCACAGACCGTGGACAAGGTGAGCGCATTGACTGACAACGACTATGTTGCTTTCAAAAAGGATGCTACGCTTGCCGTTACCGCTTCTACTCCGCTCACTGGCGGCGAGAATGGCGCGGGTACGAGTGACGCATACCAGACCTATCTTGATAAGATTGAGCCGTATGCGTTCAACTCTATGGGCGTTGTCACTACTGACAAGGCGACTAAGGGGCTGTTTGCATCGTTCAACAAGCGTATGCGCGATGAGGTCGGTAAGAAGTTTCAGCTTGTCCTGTATCAGTACAAGGAAGCGGACTACATGGGTACGATCAGCGTCAAAAACAAGGTGCTGGACGATGGCGCAGATGAAGCAAGCCTTGTCTATTGGGTCACTGGCGCGGCTGGTGGCTGTGAAGTCAACAAGTCAAACCAGAACGTGATCTATGATGGCGAGTTCACCCCCGATCTGAACTATACACAGGCAGAACTTGAAAAGGCTATCAAGGCGGGTGAGTTCACTTTCCACAACGTCAACGGCGTTCCCCGCGTCCTTGATGATATTAACACTATGGTATCTACCACTGATACTTGCGGTGATATTTTCAAGGACAACCAGACTATCCGCGTGATCGATCAGATCGCCAATGATACCGCCGTTCTGTTTGCGACTAAGTATCTGGGCGCGGTTCCTAACGATGCGGCGGGTCGTACCTCTTTTTGGGCTGACCTTGTGAAACTTCACAACGAACTTCAGAAAATCCGTGCTATCGAGGATTTCAAGGATTCCGATATTACGGTTGCACAGGGCGACACCAAAAAGTCCGTTGTGACTTCCGGCGCAATCTCTGTTATCAACGCAATGGGCAAGCTGTATATGTCCGTTTGCGTGTCCTAAAGAAAGGGGGTTAATGCAGTATGGCACAGCCTACGAATGTTTTTATGAAGTCTAAGGACGCGATTTCCGCGCGTCTGGCGGAATGCTTTGTCACTATTGGTGATCGCCGCTATAACTTCATGCAGATCATCAACTTTGAAGCAAAGATCGACAAGACCAAATCCAAAGTTCCCCGCCTTGGCACTATTATGATCGGCCACAAATCCGTTGCACAGGAAGGCACTTACTCCGGCAAGGCGCATTACAATCAGTCCGTAATGCGTGAATGCCTGGCGGATTTCAAGCGCACGGGCGAGGACACCTATTTTGAAATTCAGGTCACGAACGATGACCCGGCAAGTGCGGCACAGCGTCAGACTGTTGTTTTCTACGACTGTCTGACCGATGGCGGCACGCTGGCTAAGTTCGATGCCGATTCGGAGTATCTGGATGAGGATATTTCCGGCACGTTCGATGATTATTCCATCCCGGAAGATTTCACCGAACTGGACGGCTTCGCCACTAACTAAGATCGTTGCCCCCGGATGTGAAAATGTATCCATTCGGGGGCTTTTCTTTGTAAAGAATGAGAGGTATAGAAAATGTCTAATTTTTCCTATTTTATGAAAGCGAACAAAAAGGTTAAGGAAAATGTTTTCCACCCTGTTACCGCTTCTCTGTGCGATGCCAACGGCAAGCCCCTTGATTGGGAGTTCCGGCATATCACCTCTAAGGAAAACGATGAAATCCGCGAGGATTGCACCAAAGAAATTCCTGTCACTGGCAAGCCTAACCTGTACCGCCCCCATGTGGACGGTAGCAAGTACACTAAGGAACTGCTTATCAAGTCCATTGTCACCCCCGATCTGTACAATGTCGAACTTCAGAACAGCTACGGCGTGAAAAAGCCGGATGATCTGCTGATGGCAATGGTGGACGATCCGGGCGAGTACAACGCGCTGGTGGCCTTTGTCCAGAATCTTCAGGGCTTCAACACCTCTTTCAACGATCTGGTGGATGAAGCAAAAAACTAATTGAAGAGGGCGACTGGGAAGCGAGTTTTGCTTTCTATGCCCTCTTAAAATTGCACATCTTACCATCCCAATTTCTTGAAATGGACGAACGGGAAAAAGCGTTCGTGATCGCGTCCATCAAGATCAAACAAGAAGATGATGCAAGGCAGAAAAAAGAGCTTGAGAGGAAAGCAAGCCGGAAAGGACGGTGATTAAATGGCTTCTATCAAGACTTCAATCGAACTGTATGACAATTTTTCTGATCCTATGATGGATATTGTCAACGCCGCAAATGCTGGCACTATCGCTATTGAAAACGTACAATCCGCGATGAATGCGGGCGTAGATATGAGCGGTATTAACCGGGCTACGGCGGCAATGCAGTCTTTTGAAAACACGATGCAAGCCATTGAAGCACCCTCTTTTTCCTTTGGAGATGTAGACACCACTTTACCAGATTTGGGGATTACAACTCCAAACATTACAGTCCCGGTGATCCCCGTTGTGGAAAGTCAGCCGCAAATTGACGTTCCCGATGGGATCACCGTACCTGTAACGGCGGAAGTTGTGGAGCAACCCCGAATTGACGTACCCACAGGGATTGAAGTTCCCGTGAGTGCTGAAATTACGGAACAGCCGCAAATTGACGTTCCCGATGGGATCACCGTACCTGTTGAACTTTCTGGCGTGTCTGAATCTGAAAAACAGATTCAAGATATTTCAACTAGATTGAACAACATTTTGAACTATCAGAACGCAATTAACAACGTGGGTCGAAACCTATTCGTTATGCCGGGGGATTCGGCGGCAGAGATCGCCGGGATCAATCGAGAATTAGACCAAATGCAGACCGCGCTTGATTACTTGAAAACAAATCCGTTTGATCTTGATTCGTCCGTTGCACAGTTGCAGTTGGGCAGTCTGTCAAGCGCGATTGACAATGTGATTGAGCGGCAGGAGCGGCTTAATGATTTGATGGGCGATGTTCCATCACAGGTGTATAGCGCAACGCCCACCGTGCAGGATGCCCCACAGGTTGAGCCTACACAAGCCCCGGTAAATGTTCCGTTTAACTGGCAAGCTGACAATATGAACGTGTTTGAGAACACGGGCATAGAGCGTTTCCAGCAGGAAATAGAGAGTGCTAATACAATGCTTGTCGCATTGAACAGCACTCAGCAGAAGATCGCAGAAACGGCGGCAAGCGTTGACTTGTTCCCCGCAAATGCGGTTACGGATCTAAGCGGTATGCAAAGCCGCTTACAGGCGATTCAAGATCGTATCGTGCAGATTGAGAACAACCCCTTAAACATGGGTACTAACGCCGCTAATTCGGAGTTGGAACAGTTGCGGGGGCAGTTGGATCAAGCTGTACAGGCACAGCAAGCCCTTAACAGTGCCGTTGACAACATGGACGTACAGGCGGCGAATGATGCTTACTTGCGGCTATCACAAACCGTGAGTGGCACAGAACGCTATATCCGTGACAACGTGGACGAGCAGGGGCGTTTTAATCAGAAAATCAATGAGGGTACGGCAAACGCCGATAACCTAATGAATACGATTAAAAGTGCCATTGCAACCTATGCCACGGTTCAGACCGTTGGGGTGGTATTTGACCTATCCGATACGCTGACTTCAACAACCGCCCGTTTAAGCATGATGAATGATGGAGTTCAGACAACTTCTGAACTTATTAACATGGTGTATGCGGCGGCGCAGGATGCTAGAGGTTCTTTTGACCAAATGGCTGACGTTGTTGCCCGCTTTGGCAACAACGCAAGAGATGCGTTTGGTAGTTCGGAAGAGGTTGTTGCTTTTGCCGATCTGATTCAAAAACAAATGACCATTGCGGGTGCATCCACGCAAGAAGCCGCAAATGCGGAATTGCAGTTATCACAAGCACTTGGTTCTGGCGTTCTTCGCGGCGATGAACTGAACAGTATTTTTGAACAAGCCCCCAACTTGATTCAGAACATCGCGGACTATTTGGATGTTCCAATTGGCCAAATTCGTGAAATGGCGGCAGACGGAGAACTTTCTGCTAGTGTCGTAAAGGCGGCTATCTTTTCCGCCGCAGATGATATTAACAGCAAATTTGAATCCATGCCGCAAACATTCGCGCAAATTTGGACTTCGTTCCAAAACACTGCTTTAATGTCGTTTCAGCCTGTTTTGAACAGATTGAACGAAATTGCGAATAGTGACGCTTTTCAGCAGTTTGTGAATAACGCCATTGGTGGGCTTTCTGCTGTTGCAAGCGTTTCCCTTGAGATTCTTAACTTTTTAGTGAATGTTGCCGATGTGGTAGCTAACAACTGGTCATGGATTTCCCCGATCATTGGCGGCGTAACAGCGGCATTGATGGCCTATTACGGTTCGCGGCTGGCGGTGAACGCTGTTGACACGATCGGCAACGGTATTCACCTTGCAACGGCGGCGGTAATGATGATACACGCGGCGGCAACTGGTACACTGACAGCCGCCACAGCCGCAGAAATCGCGGCACAGAACGGCTTAAACGGTGCGTTGCTGGCTTGCCCTATCACATGGATTGTCATGGGCGTTATCGCCCTTATAGCCGTGCTTTTGGCGGTTACAAACGCAATCGCACAGGTAACGGGCGTTACACAGTCCGGCGTTGGTATTATCACGGGTGTTATCGCCGTAGGCGGTGCGTTCATCCTGAATACCATTATTTCCCTGATAAACAGCGTTATCACGCTGGGCGTGAGTTTTTGGAATATGCTTGCCAATTTTGCGGCGGCTTTCGGTCTGATCTTCAATGATCCCATCGCCGCGATTGAAGTTATGTTCCTGTCGCTGTTTAACTTCATCGTGTCTATCGTATCTTCGGTGGCGGGCATTCTTGATACTATCTTTGGTTCTGATCTGCAAAGTGCAGTTCAAGGATTTCAAGATAAGATTCAAGCCCAAATCAACACCACTGTTGAGAACGCCGGGGGCGACAAGCCGAAAACGCTTGATCCGTCTGATTACACTATGAATCGCATTTCCTATGGGGATGCGTTCAGTATGGGTGCAGATTTTGGAGATGGCGTTGTTGGTGGAATTTCCGACTTTTTCAACAAAACTTTCAACATGGATTCCATTGCACCCTCTGTTGATCTTAGCGATTACACAGCGGGCATTGGTGACGGTGTGAAAGATATAGCCGGAAACACCGGGGCAATTAAAAATTCTCTGGATATTACGGATGAAGATTTGAAGTATTTGAGAGATATTGCCGAACAGGAAGTAATCAACCGCTTCACGACTGCTGAAGTGAAAATTGATATGTCTGGCATGAACAACAACATTTCCAACGGTATGGATTTGGATGGCGTTGTTTCTGTTATGGCAGAGGGCGTAGCTGAAGCAATCGACACAGCCGCCGAGGGGGTGCATGAGTAAATGAGCAATGGCTATATGGTTTTCCTGAAGTATTGTTTACTGCCCGTCACCCCTAGCAAGATCACCACAAAAATCAACAACGCCAACAAAACAATCACCTTGATTGATGAGGGGCAAGTTAACCTGTTAAAGAAAGCAGAGTTGACCGATGTTGAATTTGAGTGCATGATCCCGCAAACCAACTATCCGTTTGCTCTGTACAAATCGGGCTTTCTGGGAGCAAGTTTCTTTCTTGCCTACTTTGAACGCCTGAAAACAAGCAAGAAACCGTTTCAGTTCATCGTTGTTCGGATGAAGCCGAACGGACGGATTTTGTTCTCTACTAATCTCAAAGTGACGCTTGAAGATTATACCATCGTTGAGGATGCCGGACAGGGCTTAGATTTAACGGTGAAAATCAGTCTGAAGCAATGGCGGGATTACAGAACGAAACTTGTAAATATTCAAGAAAACGATGATTCCACGATCACAGCCACGGTACAGGCTACGAGGTCGGCAGAAACCGCCCCCACGCCTACCGCTGGACAGACTTACACTGTGAAATCCGGCGATTCTCTTTGTGCTATTGCAAAGAAGTATTACGGTAGCAGTAGCAAGTATACAGATATTTACAACGCCAACAAGTCCGTTATCGGCGGCAATCCGAACTTAATCAAACCCGGTCAAGTCCTGACTTTGCCGGAATCCAGCTAAAAGGGGGTGCTTTTATGAACGTAGAATTTATGATTACTGATCCGAAAAGCGGACAGAACTATTTCCCCGCTGTTCAAGAGGGTATCACATGGACTACGGAACGTAGAAGCAACCCCGGCAAGCTGGAATTTACCATTGTACGGGATGAGATCATCAAGTTTACCGAGGGTTCGCCCGTCCGCTTAAAGGTGGATGGCAAGCCCGTTTTCTTTGGCTTTGCCTTTACACAGAAAGGGAGTAAGGATGAACTTGTCAAGATCACCGCCTACGATCAGTTGCGGTATCTGAAAAATAAAGATACTTACGTTTACAAAAATAAAACTGCATCCGACTTTATAAAAATGGTCGGTGCAGACTTTAACTTGAATTTAGGAAGTATCGCAGATACGGGCTATAAAATCCCCTCAAGGGTGGAAGATAACACTTCACTTTTTGAAATGATTGAAAACGCTCTTGATCTCACCATGCAGAACACAAAGCAAATGTTCGTTCTGTATGATGATTTTGGAAAGCTGACCCTCAAAAATCTTTCTGATATGCGCGTTGGTGAACAGGGTGTGTATTTTATGATTGATGAAGTAACGGGTGAAAATTTTGAATATACGGCAAGCATTGATAACAGCACCTATAACAAAATTAAGCTAACCTATGAAAATGAATCCACTGGCAAGCGGGATGTTTACATTGCGCAGGACAGCGGACACATTAACGAATGGGGCGTTTTGCAGTATTACGATACTTTATCCAAAGGCGAAAACGGGCAGTCGAAAGCGGACGCACTTTTGAAGTTATACAATCAAAAAACCCGAAACTTGAAGATTCAGAACGCCTTTGGTGATCCTAGAGTAAGAGCGGGGAGCATGATCATTGTAAATCTGGATTTGGGCGATATGAAAGTGAAAAACTTCATGCTTGTGGAGCGGGCAACCCACACTTTTAAGCTGGATGAACATTCTATGACCCTAACGCTTCGAGGGGGTGAATTTGTTGCCTGATTATACTGCACTCTTACGAGAAATCAAAAGAGCCGCAAAAGAAGTATATGAAGCGTCCAAACCTACACAAGTTTGTTATGGCGAGGTTACAAGCGATTCACCCTTGAAAATTCAAGTAGATCAAAAGCTGGTTTTGGAAGAAGAACAGCTTGTGTTGTGCCGGAGTGTCACCGATTATGAATGCGATGTTGAATTTTCGTTGAAAACCGAAAAATTACAGCACAATCATACAGGCGTACACGGCCTAACTCAACCTGTTACTTTGCAATACAAGGTCAAAAACAAGAAGAAAATGAAAGTCTATAACGCTCTGAAAAAGGGTGACGCGGTTTTGCTGATCCGGGAGCAAGGCGGACAAAAGTACATTGTGATTGACCGTATCAAGCCAATTCCAGAAGTGAAAGGTGAGTGGGTATAATGATTCCGTCAACTACTGGATTTCTGGATAAGGATTTTGAGATCACCCAACAGCCTACCTACACCCACCTAATGCAACTTGACAACAAGGTGATTCGTGGGTACACGGACGGTCAAGAAGCAATGCGGCAAGCTATTTTTAAGATTCTGCAAACCGAACGCTATCAATACGTTATCTATTCGTGGAATTACGGCATTGAAACGATTGATCTATACGGACAGCCCGTTGCATGGGTATGCCCGGAATTAGAGCGCAGAATCACGGAAGCCCTCACTTGTGATGATCGGATCACAAGCGTTTCGGACTTCGATTTTGACACGTCCAAAAAAGGCGTGGTGCATTGCACCTTTGCCGCCCATACCATCTTTGGAGATGTTCAAGCAGAAAGAGAGGTGAATTTTTGATGTATGAGGGCGAAACCCATGAAGTGATTCTTGGTCGGATGCTCAAACGGGTATCTGACAAATTCGACAAACGCGAGGGTTCTATTTTATGGGACACCCATTCCCCCACGGCGTTTGAATTTCAGCTTTTGTATATCGAACTTGACACGATTTTGCGTGAAGCATACGGCGACACGGCAAGCCGTGAGTTTTTGATCCGCCGTTGCAAAGAGCGCGGCATTGCCCCGGACGAGGCAACCCACGCAATCTTAAAAGGCGAGTTCACCCCGAAAAATATTGATGTTACGGGAAAACGGTTCAATATAAGTTCACTCAACTTCAAAGTTGTTGAACAAATTGCGGACGGTGAATATAAAGTTGAGTGCGAAACCCCCGGCGTTGTTGGCAATCAGCAGTTGGGAACGATGATTCCGATTGAATACATTGAGGGTTTGGAAACTGCCGAACTTACGGGCGTTCTGATCCCCGGCGAGGATGAAGAAGATACTGAAGCCTTGCGCAAGCGGTACTTTGATTCTTTCAATGAAAAGGCGTTCGGCGGCAACGTGCAAGATTACCTTACTAAAACCAACAGCATTCCCGGCGTTGGTAGCACTAAGGTAACGCGGGTATGGAACAGCGATATTTCCCCCGCGTCCATGATCCCATCTGTCAAGGTGAAATCGTGGTATGAATCCACCATCAGCACCCTTTCCGGGGATGCGGCGGACTGGTTGCGCACCGTTTACACAGCGGCGGCAGAAAAGAAACTCACTACGGGCGGAACGGTGCTTCTTACGATCCTTAACTCTGACTATGGCATTGCATCAAGCACTCTGCTTGAAACCGTCCAGAACACCATTGACCCGCCCGAAAACGCGGGCGATGGATACGGTTTAGCCCCCATTGGTCACGTTGTTTCGGTTAAGAGCGCGGATGCGGTACAGGTGCAAGTGAAAACCACGCTGACGTTTGATAGCGGTTATAGCTGGTCTAATCTGCAAAACTCCATTAACACGGCAATTTCTGATTACCTGTTAGAGTTGCGAAAATCGTGGGCTGATACGGCGTTCCTTGTGGTGCGTGTAAGTCAGATCGAAACAAGGCTCTTGAGTATCAAGGGCATTGTGGATATTGACAACACACGGATTAACGGAACGGCGGAAAATCTGGCCTTGGGGCGGTATGAAGTTCCCATGTTTGGGGGTGCAAGCGCATGATCCGCAATGTCGATCTTGTGTCTTATCTGCCGCCCATCATGGCAGAGTTTCAAGAATACCGGGCAACGCTGGAAGCAGAAAACCCGGAATTTGTTATCATCTGGAACGCAACGGATCAGGTTCTTCAAAATGAGTTCATCGCAACGGCGGATGAATACGGAATCAGCCGCTTTGAACAAATTTTGAACATCTTACCATCTAAGGAAGATACCCTTGAAAGCCGCCGTTCCAGAGTGCAAACGCGGTGGTTCAATACCATTCCTTACACGCTGAAAGCCCTGTTGGGTAAGCTGATTGCCTTGTGTGGTGAAAACAATTTCACTGTTGTTAAGGACTACGATCATTACAAGGTTTCCATTTTCACAGACCTTGAACTTTTCGGACAGGCTGAAGAACTGGATTTTACGCTTGATACCATGATTCCTTGCAACATGATCGTTGTTTCCCGGAACAACATTCCATGCAATGCGAGCGGCTTTGCTCTGATTTGTGGCGGCGTATGCTTTGTGCAAAATTTCTTTATCACGAACGACTTTCAAGAAAGCCACTCTATCACAGGTGATACAAAAGTGGGCGGCGGTACAGTTGACGCGGCTTTCCATTTTATCACCAACGACAGCGAGGAAAGCCACGTTGTCAACGGCGGAGCGGGCTTTGGTGGCGCACCGATCAGCACCGAACACCTCTTTATCACGAATGACAGCACCGAACACCCCACAGTTGACGGCGCGGCCATTCATGGCGGTGGCCTTGTAAGTAGCGTATCGGTAACGATCACAAACGACTTCAACGAAAAGTTCAATGTAAACGGCGATGCTTTGAACGGAGCGGGCGTTGTTTTCACTGAATTTAATGAAATGAACTAAAACAGAAAGGAAAAATCACTATGGCAGAATTTTCTAAGCTGGTTATCACGGCGAAAGGACAGGCTTTGATTGCTAAGATGATTGCGGGAGTTGGCAACATTGAGTTTACCAAAGTTTCCGCGTCCAGCACCACCTACACCCTGTCGCAGTTGGAAGCCCTCACCGCTCTTTCCAATGTGAAGCAGACAAGCCTTATCTCCAAAAAGACAATCACGAACGATGTTGCTATCAAGCTGGAAGCGGCTTTCACCAATACCGATCTGACCGCTGGTTACAACATGAAAGCCCTTGGTCTGTATGCCAAAGACCCGGATGCGGGCGAAATCCTGTATGCTGTCACCATTGAAACTTCTGGTAACTGCTATATGCCGCCTTACAACGGGATCACCGTTTCCGGCGCATACATCCAGCTTGTCACCACCGTAGGCAACGCTGACAGTGTGAATCTGAAAGTTGACCCTGCCGCCGTTGCCACGATTGGCGATATTCAGGAACTGGAAGCAAAGATTGCTGATCTTCAGGCATTCGTAGGCTATACCGATGCCCACATTTACGGCGTTGAGGTGGATTTCAAGAACAAGAAGTTTACCAGACTGGCGGGCGCGTTTGGTAAGACTGGCGGACACGCCTTTGATTCGGTGCATTGCTTTGGCGGTCGCCGCCGTTGCAACGTCACGAATGACGGTAAGGTTGTAGCCTATTACGGCGAGGGTGCTTTCTCCACTACTGGCAAGCTGGCGCAGAGCGTCACCATTGAAAGCGGACAGTATGCGGGTACTTATGCCGCTGGCACTCCCGTACAGGTGATGGTGGAACAACCTAAGTTCTATTACAAGGTTGTACCGCTGGAAACTGAAATCGTGACAGAGGGCGAGAATCACGGCCACTACACCCGCAAGATTCGCTATTACATTTGTGATGAGCCGGAAGCTGGGTTCAAGGTGCATCCGGCTTTCGTGGAGAACGGCATCGAGAATGATTATATTTACCTTGCCGCCTTTGAGGGTTCTCTTTGGGATTCGTCCGCAAGTGCTTACATTCTGGATGATGCACAGGTGGCGGACTTCTCCGCCGATATGCTTTCCAGTATCGCCGCTGTCAAGCCCATGTCCGGCCTTACCCAAAATCTGACCCGTGCCAATACCCGCAAGCTGGCAAATAACCGCGGCAAGGGCTGGGAACAGGCATACGCCGCAACCGTGGCCGCTTCTCAACTGCTCATGCTGATTGAGTATGCTTCTTTCAATATGCAGTCCGCTATTGGTAACGGCGCAGTTTCTAAGACGGATGATACTTCGTCCAACATGGCAGAGTATACGGGCGCAACCGCCACGCTGGGCAACGATTCCGGCGCAGTTACCAACGCGAACGGTATTCAGATCGTGTCCTATCGTGGCGAGGAAAACTTCTGGGGCAATATCTGGGGTTGGGTTGACGGTATGAACATCCAGAATCCCACCCCCTTTGGTGCGGCTGGTAAGTTCGGCAGACTGTACGTTGCAGATCATGGCTTTGCAGACGATACCGGGAACGCGCCTTATCAGGATACCGGGATTTGCCCCTGCTACGGTGAGGGCTATGTTTCCGCCTTTGGCTACTCTGAAAACTTCGATTGGCTGTTTGTTCCCGCCGAACACAACGGTAACACCGCCGTTCCTGTCGGTGACTACTATTGGAACTATAACGCTGGTTGGCGGGTCGCTAGATTGGGCAGTGGATGGGGTGGTGGTCTGGTATCGGGGGCTTTCTGTTGGAATCTCGGCGATGCCGCTTCTACTCGCAGTCGGACTATCAGCGGGCGGTCGGTGTATATCCCGTCCAAAAAGGCCGCGTAAACAGGCCATTTAACAAGTAAAATTGGGTGGTTCAAGGAGTATTGTTGTTTACAAACGATTGGCAACAAGCGGCAGATGAAAAGAAACCATAAAAAGGTCACTAAATTAGGCAGTAAATGGAATAATGGTCTGAAATCAGGGACTTTCTATTGGAATCTCAACAATGCCACTTCTAATCGCAATCGGAATATCAGCAGGCAGTCAGTAAATGCACGATACAGCCGGGGTAAATCAAAAACGCCCCGGCTGTTTCTATATAATCTCTGTATTCTTGAATACCCTGCCACATGGCAAAACAGTCAGCCCGCAAGGGAAGTTAAAAATAACTTTTAGCTGTATTGGTAGACTTTGAAAATTAACTTTCAAACAATTTTCAGAGGTTGAAGATTCGGTTTCAAGTGCATACAAAAGGAACATTCAATAAATGAAGCGTTACGGAAATCTTTATCAAAAGATTTGCTCAATGGACAATTTGAAAGAAGCGCACAGGAACGCGAGAAAAGGAAAGGGCTGGTACGCTGAAGTAAAAGAGGTTGACACACATCTTGAAGAATACTTAACAAAACTTCAGGAAATGCTTGTCAATCACACTTATCACACATCCCCTTATGAGAAGTTCATAAGGAAAGAAAACGGAAAAGAGCGGGAAATCTTCAAACTCCCTTACTTCCCGGATCGTATTTGTCAATGGGCGATTTTGCAAGTCATTGAACCGTACTTGTTGCGAAACATGACAAGCACCACCTATTCAGCAATACCGGGAAAAGGGATTCACGCCGCCTTGCGTGATGTTCAAGAAGCAATGCGGAAAGATGTTCCCAACTGTCAATTCTGTTTCAAGTTGGATGTGCGGCACTTCTACCCATCCATAAATCACGCAATCCTAAAGGCAAAGTTCAGAAAGTTGTTCAAAGACGCTGAATTGCTTTGGTTATTGGATGAAATCATAGACAGCATATCCACAGCAAGCATTGAGGATATGCGCAACATCTGGTTACTTGATGAAGATATTGACCCGGAAACAGGTATCCCGATTGGTAATTATCTGTCGCAGTATTGCGGTAATTTCTACTTATCTTCGTTCGATCATTGGCTCAAAGAGAAAATGCACGTCAAGCACGCTTTCCGCTATATGGACGATATTGTTATTTTCGGAAGCAGTAAAGAAGCACTTCACAAACTGCAAAAGGAAGTTAAACGATACTTCAAAACGGAACTGCATTTGACTGTAAAAGGCAACTGGCAAATCTTCCCGACTTATGTTCGCGGATTGGATTTTGTGGGGTACAGATCGTTTTTGAACTTCACCTTGCTAAGAAAAAGCAGTTGCAAATCTTTCAAGCAAAAGATGAACAGTATTCGCAAGAAAACCGAAAACGGGCAGATGATGCGATATTCGGAATGGTGTTCCATCAATTCTTACAAGGGCTGGTTAAAGCACTGTGATAGTTACAGGTTACAGGCTAAGTATATCGCGCCCGTACAGGCGGACGCTGATAGATACTATCAAGAAGTAATTCAGAGAAAGGCGGCTTAAAAATGGTTGACTATGGCAAAGTAAAAAGCACGATCAAGCCCGAAAGCGTTGTGATTGACGATTACAGCGTTTGGGAAAATACCAACATTGAAGCGGTTTCCGAAAACGTAGGCACGGAAACCGAGTTCAACGGCTTCGAGTACAACATGGTTCAGTATGATAAGAATGAGTACATTCTGAAACAGGCACAGGCCAACGCTGAACTGTCCGATCAGCTTACGGAAACACAGCTTGCGCTGTGCGATGTGTACGAGATGATCCAGTAAGAAAGGGGGTTCCATCATGGCTAAGGTATACGCTGATCTGATCCGCAAAGGCAAAAAGACCCTTGACGATGTTCCCGAAAAGCTGAAAGCGGAAGTCAAGGCGATTCTGGACGGTGAAAAGGATTGATTTTCAATCTTTTCATAATTCTATTCAGAAAGGTGGTGAATGATATGGCTATTATCTATGCAACCCTTATCATTAAGGGCAAGAAAACTTTCGCGGACGTTCCCGACAAGCTGAAAGCACAGGTCAAGGACGTTCTGGAAAGCCTTGAATGCCCCGAACTGGCAGAGTAAGGAACTTACCCGGATGAAGTAAGAAAAGCCGCTGTGTGGGCTTCTAAACGCCTGTACAGCGGCTTTTGCTTTATCACAACGAAAATTTGAAAGGATGAATGAACATGAAAGACAAAATCTGTGTTGCTATTGGCATTGCAGGGGGGTACATCGCTTCTCTGTTTGGTGGGTGGGATGCCGCACTGAAAACCCTGATCCTGTTCATGGCGGTGGATTATGTCACCGGGCTTATGGTCGCGGGCATTTTCCACAATTCCCGCAAGACTGAAACGGGATCGCTTGAAAGTCTGGCGGGATGGAAAGGGCTGTGCCGCAAGGGTGTTTCTCTGCTGATCGTCCTTGTGGCTTGCCGCCTTGATCTCATTATGGGTTCTAGCTTCATTCGTGACGCAACGGTTGTGGCCTTTGTCGCCAATGAAACCATCTCCATCATTGAGAACGCGGGCTTGATGGGTGTTCCCATTCCCGAAATCATTGTGAAATCTATTGAAGTGCTGAAGAACAAAGCAGAGAAAGAGGACGGTTGATCTTATGTCTACGCTTATCACGTTCAAGGCCGGGGACAAGACCCCGATTACCAAAAACTTCACCCGAAACGAATTTCAGTGTTCGTGCGGCTGTTCGGCGCAGATGGTGGACGAAATGCTTGTGCAGAAGTTGCAGACTATCCGCACCGTGTACGATACTCCGCTGAAGATCACAAGCGGCTATCGGTGCGTAAAGCACAACGCCGCTGTGGGCGGGGCTAAATCGTCTAAGCACCTGTACGGCATTGCCGCAGATGTGAAAGACCCCACGGGCAAACTCAACCCCGTTGCTCTTGCGATTCTGGCAAGTAACACTTTCGGCGGTGTGGGTGTGTACTGGTACGGCACGGCGGCTTTTGTTCATGTGGACGTGCGCAAAACTAAAGCAACTTGGCTTTGCACTCAAAAGGGCGTGTACAGCTACACTTCCCACCACGCTTTCATCATGCCCACCGTCCGGCGCGGCAGTTCCACGCAGACCGAAAAAAGCGCAATCAAGATGCTTCAGCGGTTGCTTGGTTTGCCCGTTGATGGCATTTTTGGCAAGAACACCGAAAACGCTGTGAGAGCGGCACAGAAAGCCCACAATCTGGCCGTTGATGGTATTGTGGGAAAGAATACATGGTGCGCCATTGCTGGCGTAGAATGAAAGGTAGGCGGCTAATATGAAGAATCTGGTTAGTGTCGAGTGGTGGACAGCGGCAGGGGTTCGCGCGGCTAAGACTGCCGTACAGACCGGGCTTGCAATGTTCGCAACACAGGCGGCAAGCGGTACGCTCAATGTGGAGCTGATCGCGGAAACTGCCTTTATTGCGGGCGTTGCTTCGCTGGGTACGTCCCTTGCTGGACTGCCTGAAGTGAAACAGGAAAACTAACGGTTTTCGTGTTACTAACTTGTTACTAATTGGCAAGTTTTCAGCGATTCGCAAAGAACCGTAAATATTGAACTATCTTGAAAAATTAGGTTGGTTCAAGGGTGGAAACACCCCGGAATTTGTGATACAATATCATCATCTGCAAGACAGTAAAAACTTATAAAGAATCGTAAGGGCGTATGTATATTGCAAAGCAATATACCACTACACTAGTTCCCTTATATAAAATGTATCCGAAGAAACTGTAACTGGTTTCTCGGATTTTTGTGTTACAAACTTGAATGGATGACCATTGAATGGTATGAATAAGCGGGTGAAATGGGATTGAGGTCAACCACAACAAGAAATCTGAAAGAATGCTGTACAAAACTAATGCTTCTTACAATCACAATTATTGCTGAAATCACGATTGGTATAGAGGGAGATGCTAGAGCGTTTTATCTGACGGTGTTATTACAAGCAATAAATACAATTGCAGACGTGATGGGGTATTTGGAGACTTCCTCTTATGAGTTCTGTTGCATACGTAGAGAAGTAATGGTTCTCGGAGCAAACGCGCTGGCAATTATTATAGCGGTATGTTATTCTTTTTCTGCTGAAACAAATGTGATTCATAAGGCACTTGAAAATATGGCAGTAATCATTATCTGTGCCATTCTTGTCGCAGCAGTTCTAGGAGCACTAGGACGGGAACTCAAGATACATATAGATTTATTAAAACCGAAGAGTAATGAACCGCATCAGAATGATGACTCTGATATTTCGACATCATGGGAAGACCGATAAATTGTAGGAGGCACTTTGGAAGATGAATGTGGCATTTATAATTGTAGCACTATTGATATTTATAGGATATGGATGGGGAGTTCTTTTTCCGGTCAATTCTTCGGAGAAAATCCTTTTAAACCGTGAGATTGTAAACAGGCGAGGATCTTGGCGATTCGCTATGGATCAAATTTTGCAAAAAAACAATTTAGAATTGCAAATTAAACGAGAAGCCAGAAAAAAAGTCAGATAAGGGTAAATGAACTATGACGCAAGAGTCGATTTTTGCAATTTTACAAGAAAAAGATGTTCAAGAACAGTGGCTTAATATTTGCAGATTGCACAGAATAACAAAGGAATATCTTCTGGTAGCAGAAGAAGTATGTGAAGAAGGTGTTCTTTTCTTTCAGCCGTTAAAGGAACATAGAGATGCCTATGATCATGTTATACGAACGTTCTCAATTGATTTAAAGAAAGTTCCAGAAGATGTGGATTGCAAACTGTATGTGAAGAAAAACTTGGAAAAAGCATACGGACATGAGTATAGAGCTTTTTTTGATACGGCAGATTGGCTGTCATACAATCTAAGAAAAAGCATCCGAGAGAGACTTCGCAAAATGTCTAAACGGGAAAAAAAAGAATTTATTCAGCGAAGCGGCGGAGAGGCTTTTTTAGAAAGGATGAATCAATATCCTTTTAAGGTGGCAGAGATGAGAGGCGATAAGGATATCGGGATGGCTTCGAATGATAGTCCGATTCGCGAGTATCAAAACATACTAGATGAAATGATTGCAATATATAAGAGCATCGGAGAATAGTTTTCCGAATTTTGGATTGCCTTTAAAAATGTAAAGCACTAGAAAGTTGAATGACGGTTTCAAACGGTAAGGTTCCATCTGCGAGCCTTACCGTTTTTCTTTTGCCTTAAATAAAAAATTAAAACTGTATTCCAAAACGGCTCTGCGGATTCCTATTAGTGTAGGGGTTTTCAAAATCTTTTGTGAAACGGTTTTCCTCTAGTTTTATGAGTGGAAAATAAACAAAATCTATATTCTAAAATTAGTCAGTTCAACAAAATTTGAAAATCTGGTTGCCAAACAGCCATTTTAGATTGTTATAGGTAGAGGGGAACGTTGGAAAAATGAATTTTCTTTGAATTTTCAAAAGACCCGGTTTAAAAACACCCCTTAAAGTGTGTATAGGGTGTAAGGACTATTTTTCCAGATAGATCGTTTCTCTGTGGCTTCACTTGTGAAAGCCCCTGGCTTCTTAAAAAGTCACATCGCACCTTGAAAATCGCATGAGCCACCCCAGCAGGATACCTCCGGTACTGAATGTGCATTCTGCGCATCTTACCAGAAAACACGCCGGAGAAAATCGGGCAGGAACGGGCTGGGACAGAGTGGACGGTAGTTAAGAGCAAGATTAGCCTTTGTATACGAAACCGCTCCTACGGGCAGTTTCTCCACGGCGGCATCTTGATGGGGATTGCGCTCCCCATACCCTCACATCGTGCAAAATCACATGATTTTGCCCATTGGTGGCCTGCTGCAGCAGGTCACAGCCGGAGTGCAGATGCACTGCCGGGAAAATCAAATTCTTGATTTTGGAAAGGAGACCCCATGCCAAGAACGAAGAAAAAAGTGAAATCTATCGTAAAGACAAAAGTAATCTCCGCACGAGTTACAGAAGTAGTACATGAACTTTTACACCGGCAGGCAGAAGATGCCGGAATGACCCTCTCTGAATTTACAGCGCAGATACTGATGAAAGGCCGCGTGAATACCTCGTATGTGTTCTATGTCCACCCGGACGAGATCGAAGCAATCACACGGGAGTTTGCCGCCATCGGGAACAACCTGAACCAGATCGCGGCTTTCTTCAACAGCGGCGGTATCCAGTCCCGTGCGATGCACGAAAACATCAACCATGCGATTGCCTGTATTTTTGAGATGCGGGAACAAGTCGCAGAAATGGCAGGAAAGAACTATGGCAATATTAAAGCACATCGCAAGTAAGAGTTCCAACTATGGTGCTGCACTGGAGTATCTGATTTTCAAACATGATGAGCTTCGGAAAACTCCGATCCTTGACCAGAACGGAAATCGTATCATGCGAGATGAGTTTTATCTGGACGGTCTGAACTGTGAACCCTATTCCTTTGATGCGGCCTGCCAGCAGCTGAACCGCGAGTACCAGAAAAACAAAAACAAGAATGAAATCAAAAGCCACCATTACATCATCAGCTTTGATCCACGGGACAGCACAGAAAATTGTTTGACGGGTAAACGGGCGCAGGAGCTTGGACTGGAATACGCAAAAGCCAACTTTCCGGGACATCAGGCATTGGTCTGTACGCACATGGATGGTCACAATGGCAGCGGCAACATTCATGTCCATATCGTAATCAACAGTTTGCGAAAGCTGGATGTACCTAAGCAGTCCTTTATGGAACGACCCATTGACTGCAAGGCAGGGTACAAGCACCATGTGACGAACGAATACCTGAAGCACTTGCAGAAATCCCTCATGGATTTGTGCCGCCGCGAATTTCTGCATCAGGTCGATTTACTGTCACCATCCAGAACGGGTGTGACCGAAGCGGAGTATTGGGCACAGCGGCGGCTGGATGAGAAAAAGCAGGAAATCGAAACGGAAGGATAAAACTGTTTGGGCGTGACCGCCATCCGGCTGAATGCCGGTGCAGGCAGGCTACAAGGGAAAAGCAAGAGAAAGAAGAACGTGCAAGGCTGCATTACGAGAAAGTGCAGCGGCTGAAGCTGCAGGGCTTTACCGACTGGGCGATGCAGCACTGGACATTTGCAAACGATCACGGGCAAAATCCACAGATGCAGCTGGCACAGCGGTATGTGGTCCACTGGCCGGAAATGCGGGAAAAGAATGTGGGGCTGCTGCTCTGGGGCGGTGTTGGTACAGGCAAGAGTTTTATGGCGGGCTGCATTGCCAATGCCCTGATGGAACAGGAAGTGGCCGTCTGCATGACGAATTTTGCCCGAATCATGAATGAACTGAATAACGCCTTTTCCGGGCGAAATGAAGTCGTGGACAGGCTCTGCGGCTATCCGTTGCTTGTCATTGACGATTTCGGCATGGAGCGGGGCACGGAATATGCGCTGGAGCAGATTTACAACATTATCGACAGCCGTTACCGCAGCCGAAAACCACTGATCGTTACCACGAACCTGACCCTGACGGAGTTGAAGAACCCGCAGGATACCGCTCACGCCCGTATCTATGACCGTCTGCTGGAACTGTGTACCCCGATTGCCTGCACAGGCCCCAGCATGAGAAAGGATATAGGACAGGCAAAATTGAACTTGCTGAAAACACTTCTGGCTTGAATGGGAGGAACGCGATTGCAAGAAAACGGCAGAATGAATTGGCTCCAGATGAAGAACCGGGACATCCGCACGATAGAACAGCATGAACTGCAGGAACTGCCGCAGGATGCAGTGGAACACGGATTGCCGCAGGAGGAAAGGCTGAAAAATCTGCTGGATAAAGTCGGAAATCCTTACTGCTATCTGGACAACGGAATCATTGTGAAGCTGAACTTTGCACCGAGAGGGAGCAGTACACTGTCTGAGCGCATTGGCAGGTGCTTTCAGTCTGCCAGCTGAAAAGGCAGAGAAACTTTCGGCAAGCTGCTGAAAAATCACACAGAAAAATTTCACACTTTAATGCGATAAAGCGCTGGACAAAGGATGAGGATTCTGGTAAGCTGTTTGTGGGTAAGAAAATAGGAATGTGCCAGCTGAGCAAAGTTTGCTCGGCAGGCTTGTTCTACATAGAAAAATGTGGAGCCTTTCGCTTCTCTGACGAACAGTATTGCCGATTCGTTAAGGAGGTGGAAGGCTTTTGTTATACCATGATATAAAGTTACAGAAGAAACCGCAGCAAAATTCAACTCGTTATCGTACAGCCTTGTATTTACGCTTATCCCGTGAAGATGGCGATAAAACAGAGAGCGACAGTATTGCAAACCAGCGCACACTGCTGGAAGCCTATGCCGCAGACCACCTGGAACTGTGCATCGTGGATGAGTTTGTGGACGATGGTTACTCCGGCTCGAACTTTGAACGGCCTGCGTTCCAAAACCTGTTCAGGGAACTGGAGCAGGGGACCATCAACTGCATTCTGGTGAAAGATTTGTCCCGCTTTGGACGGAATTACATTGAAGTGGGACGTTATCTGGAACGCATTTTTCCGGTCATGCGGGTTCGGCTGATTGCAGTGACGGACAACTATGACAGTCAATCTGCGTGGAAGACCAGCGATTCCATCATGGTTCCAATGCGGAACCTGCTCAACGATGCGTACTGCCGGGACATTTCCGTCAAGATCAAGAGCCAGCTTGTGGTTAAGCGCAAACGCGGCGATTTTGTGGGGAGCTTTGCAGCGTATGGATACCGGAAGGATCCTGCCAATCATACCAAACTGATCGTGGACGAACTGGCAGCAGAAACGGTACAGAACATTTTCCGCTGGAAGATCAGCGGCATGAGCAATCAGGGCATCGCAGACCGCTTGAATGCGGAGAAAGCACCATCTCCTGCGACACGAAAGTTGCAAAGCGGTGCAAAGCTGAGCCTGCATTTCCGCAAAAGCGATGAGCCGCCGTGGTCTGCCAAGGCAGTGGACCGCATTCTGCACAACGATGTCTATATCGGAAAGCTGGTGCAGGGAAAGACAAGGAGACTGGACTATCGCTCCAAAAAGAAAATGAATGTGCCGATGTGGGACTGGGTAATCGTGGACAATACCCATGAAGCAATCATTTCGGCAGAGCAGTTTGAACTGGTGCAGCGGATTCTGGAAACCGAAACTCGCAGGCCGAACGATGCCGAAACGGTGGCCCTGTTTGCGGGATTTCTTTACTGTGGGGACTGCGGCAGCCGGCTGGTGCGCAGGTCGGCCAGCTATAAAGGAAAGCGGTACATCTATTATCAGTGCTCCGGCAGCAAACAGAACAAAGGCAGTTGCACGAGCCATAATCTGCGGGATGAAAAACTCCATAACATTGTGCGGAATGCGCTCCAGATGCAGATCCAGATCGTGATGGAGGAAGCAGAGTTTGCAGAAAGCATCCGGCAGGCCCAACAGGAACCCTACCGTGTGCGGCGCATCGAACGGCAGATTCGGCAGCTGACTGCAGAAAAGGCCCATACACAAGGCATTAAGGAAAAATTGTATGGGGATTACGCAGAGGAAATCCTCACACGGGAGGATTTCCTGAACTACAACGAACTGTACAGCAAGCGGATCGAAGAGTATGACCGCAAAATCACAGAACTGGAAGCAGAACAGCAAAACCTACAGACTGCTCCAAACGCTTATCCGTTTCTGGATGTGTACCGTAAGTATCGAAAATTGGAAGAAATCACCCGTCCGATGGTCGTGGAACTGATTGAGAAAATCGAAGTGTATGAGGGCAATCGGGTAGAAATTACGTTCCGATTCCACGATGAAATTGCGGACCTGCTGGAAGAACTGCATCAAAAGCAGATGGGGCAGTGTGAAGTGTCTGCTTAAAAGGAGGCTGTGACTTATGGCAAGAGTAAGCAAGAAGGTAAGTGTGGCGCAGCGGGAAGCGGAGAACGCACCGCACCGTATCTGGAAAACCGCAATTTACGCACGACTGTCCGATTTTGATGATGTACTTCGGGATACGGAATCGCTGGAAGTGCAGATTTCTTACATCAAAGAGTATATCAATCACCGGGATGATCTGATGCTGCTGGATGTGTTTGCGGACAAGCGGTGCACAGGGATGAACTTTGACCGCCCGGAATTTGAACGGCTATTGAAGGCGTTGCAGAATCGAAAAGTCAACTGCATTGTGGTAAAGCTGGTACGGAAAAGCTCTGGAAAAAGCAAACTCCAATCAAAAGAAATAGCTACAAAACGTGAAATTGAACAGGCGTCAGGCAATATCGTTCGACTGGAATCACAGAAGCGCAGCGGCTATGAGCAGTATGTTCTCGGAAAACTTTCAAAGGAGAAATTTCTGGAACTGAAGCAAGGTGTAGAAAATGAAATCGTATTACTGAAGCAGACAAAATCTGAAAGAGAGAAAGAACTGGCCGTTGTTCAAGAAGAATTGCAGCAGAAAAAGCAGATCGCAGGAAACACCGAAGTCCTTTTGACGGTAGATAATCTGCTGCAGTATGTAAAGAAAATTGAAGTGGACCGCGAGAAAATCACTTGCACGGAATTTTCGTTCTAACGAAAAAGGAGAACAAAGCAATGAAAGAGAAAATCTACGATGCCCGGACAGGGATGGAATATTCCTTAGTTGGAAATTGTTACCTGCCAGCCTTGAAACTGCCACGGACTCGTCCGATTGGCCGATGGGGAATGCTGCACAAGGCGTACCTGAAACTACGAAAACCAGCCTATTATCAGAGCCTGCTGCTGAGTGGAAAACTGGATGCTGTTTTGGCAGACGTGGAAGAGCATGCAGCAGAACGATATGAGGTTTTGATTGAGCAGATGAGCCAACGGGAGGGCATTTCGGAAAAACTGAAAGAAGAAAATCAGATGGAATGGGTACGCCGCATGAGTAATCTGGAAAATCGTGCAGCGGAAATTGTAAAGACAGAATTGATTTATCCGTTTGAAGGGCGGTGAGCAGCAGATGATCGGAACCTATTATCGACTTTCCTTTGCGGACGAGGATGTGGGAACAGATAAGGCTGAGAGCAACAGCATTCAGGGTCAGCGCGGACTGGTAGAGGGGTACATCATGGCTCGCCCGGAACTGGCTGCAGAGCCGCGACAGGAGTATGTGGATGATGGCTATTCCGGCACATCCACAAGCCGCCCGGCGTTCCAGCAGCTGATTCAGGACGCACAGGATGGCAAGATAAAAACAATCATCGTAAAGGACTTTTCACGGTTTGCCCGTGATTACATTGAGGCAGGCGATTATATGGAGCGCATCTTCCCGCTGCTGGGCGTTCGCTTTATCTCTGTCAACGATGAGTATGACAGTGGAATGCAGGCTGGGAACGATGTGCGCGGACTGGAAGTAGCCATCAAGAACATCATCAACGCATCCTACAGCCGGGACCTCTCCGCTAAAATCGCAGCAGCAGACCATGTGATGCAGAAAAAAGGAATGTATCTCGGAGGATACCGCCCGTTTGGATTTCTGCCGGACCCGAACGATTGCCATAAGCTGATCCTCGACCCGGTAGCCAGTCGATATGTGCGGTTGATCTTTGAACTGGCATTGCAGGGCAACAGAACAGGCACCATCGCCAAAATCCTGAATGAAAAGCAGATCCCGACCCCGGCAGCATATCATGTGGCGGAAAACCATGTGTACAGTGAGCAGAAAGCATGGGATCTGCAGCGCAGCCATTGGACAAGTGGAACGGTTTACCATGTTCTGAAAAATGAGAAGTATAAGGGAACCTATGTGGGCGCGAAATTCATTATGCCGGTTCCCTGTAAGCATCGGGTTCTGCGCGCTCCCTTGGAACAGCAGGTACGTATTGAGGACAGCCATGCCGCCATTGTGACCCCGGAGGAATTTGAACAGGCACAAATGGTCATTATGCTGCAGCATGGGAAGCACCAGGCCGGGAACTACACAAAACACCAGTATCCCTTGAAAGGCAAGGTCTACTGCGGCTACTGCCAGAAGCTGATGAAATATCGTGTACTCAAGAAGCTTGGTCCCTCGTTTAACTGCAGATTTTCGGCCACAGCGGTGGACAGCCCTTGCAAGCGAATCCCGATCTCCGAGGAACTGCTGGAACATATCGTCCGAAATGCGCTGACAGCGCAGATAAAGCAGGCAGAGTACGTACTGGAAATCCTGCACGAACGGGAACGCAAGGCGTTGATTTGCTTTTCCGCACTGGAACGGCAGGAAGAAAAGCTGAGTGCAGAAAAGGCAGAGATTGTAAAACAGCGCGTTGCACTGTATGAGCAATACGCCGACGGGAATATGAGTAAGGAAGAGTTCATCCGGCAGAGAGATGCCTACAGAGTGCAGGAAGATGAAAAGATGGAGCAGATTCAAAGGCTGCGTACCGAGAAAAATCAAGCTTTCCAGCCTGTGAAGAGGGACACCGATCATTTGCAGACTGTCATGAGTACTGTAGAAGAAGCAGGCGATGTGATGTACTTATCACAGAATGTGGTAGAAACTTTTATTGACCGCATCGAGGTTTTCAACGATGAACATGTGAAAATTCATTTTACATTTGAAAATGTGTTGGCAGACTATGCCGAATGAGTCGTAGCCAGAATCAATGCAGTAAGCAGAGTTTTTCTTGTAAGAACATGAGATTCATGGTATCATAGAAGCAATAAAAAGTCTGTGTGTGGCTACGCGAAAGGAGCAGCAGAGATGAAAAAATTGAACATCCCAGTTGGTATTTCGGACTTTGAGAAGATTCGGAACGGTGGGTTTTATTATATTGACAAATCTGGCCTGATTGCGGAAATTTTGGACGAAAAAGCAGAAGTGACACTTATCACTCGACCACGGCGTTTCGGTAAGACGCTTGGCATGAGTATGTTAGAAAGCTTCTTTGACATCCGTAAAGACAGCAAAGAACTGTTTGATGGGCTGGAAATTGCAGAGCATCAGGTATTATGTGATGAGTGGATGAATCAGTATCCGACAGTCTTTGTTTCATTCCGACAGGTAGACGGTCTGGATTTTACTGGGGCATACGATATGCTCACAATGGTGATAGCGGATTTGTACAACAAACATCTTTATTTGCTTGATAGTAAAAGTGTTACAGAATTCCAAAAAACAGCGTTTGAGCATCTTGCACATGGCAATGGTTCTATAAAAGAAGTTAAGAACAGCCTTATGCTTTTGACAACGATGATGCAGAGCTATTATGCAAAGCCTGTAATTCTTCTTATAGACGAGTATGATGTCCCTGTAGCAAAAGCGAATAATAACGGTTATTATAATGAAATGCTCGATGTTATGAAAGGCTTGATGCAGGCTCTAAAAGACAATCAAGCACTTCAGTTTGCAGTTGTTACGGGCTGCTTAAAGATTGCGAAAGAAAGCATTTTTACGGGAACAAATAATTTTGTATCGGATACTATCACAAATTCTCGTCTGAACGAGTATTTCGGATTTGTACAGAGTGAGGTTGACCTGTTGCTAAAGGATGCTGACTTGACAACGCAGGCTGAGAGCATCAAGAAATGGTATGATGGATACCATTTCGGAGCCTTTGATGTTTACTGCCCGTGGGATGTAATGAATTATTTGCTGGAACTGCAGCGCAATCCGAAAGCTAAGCCTATCAGCTACTGGAAGAACACCAGCGACAATGCAATCATCCGTTCCTTTATTGACTATGCAGGCAGTACCATCACAAATAAACTTGAAACGCTGATGGCTGGTGGCTGCATCGTTCAGCGTGTGGATGAAAACCTGACCTATGATTATCTACATTCCTCAGAAGACAATCTTTGGAGTACGCTGTACCTGACAGGGTACTTAACCAAGGCGCGTGAAGAAGATTATAAGGGTGAGTTGCCGGATGGCATGGTTGCCCTTATGATTCCGAACGCAGAAATCAAAGAGATTTTTGAAACAACAGTCATCAAATGGTTCGATGACAGTACGAAGAAGTGGAATCGAAATGCTTTGTTCGATGCAGTCTGGAACGGTGATAGCGAGGGCATTACCAAGGAAATGAATGCTCTGCTCCGGCGCACCATTAGCTACCATGACTACCGGGAAGACTTCTATCATGCTTTCCTTGCGGGCATCTTCACAGGTGCCGGATATATGGTGGATTCCAATAAGGAGCATGGAGAAGGCCGAAGTGATGTGGTCGTTTACGATTCCATCAATGCCCGCGTTGCAATCTTTGAAGCAAAGTACACGAAGGTTTTGGAAAATCTGGAAAGTGAATGCGATATAGCCTTGCAGCAAATTGATGATCGGATGTATGCAAAGGAGTATGAGGATGATTACGATCAGATTCTTTGCTACGGTATTTCGTTCTTTAAAAAGCGCTGCATGGTAAAGAAAAAGTGATTCACAACAAATCTTAACTTGAATTCTGTATTATAACTTAAAATGAGTTAAAATACAGAAAAAGAATTATAAGAGAGGCTCGCATAAACCACAGACAGCACCCAAGATGATTCGAGGGTGCGTCTGCGACTTATGCGGGCCTTTTTATTTTGTGATTTTAATACGGATGGATGTTAAATTCCAAGGCTGACAAGAGTGGCCTTTAACTCACTCGCCGTGTGGATAATGATTTCCTGTTCAGTTTCGTTGCAGTCCAATAACAGACGATGCAATTCGGTGTTGGAAGTTGAAACGGAATAGTGAAGACTGTCTATCAACAAATCATCAACGGAAATGCAGAGGGCGTCGGCAATATCGACCAGAGTGGCAATGCTGGGGTGTTCTGTGCCTTTTTCAATTTTGGCCAGAAATTCACGACTGCGATTGATTTTAGAGGCTAAGGCTTCCTGGGTGATATTACCGCACTGCATTCTAAAATAACCAATGCGTTTTCCTAAAGCAACGTAATTGACGGACATAAGTAAATCTTCCTTTCAAATGCCCGCATAAGAGTACTTTTATTATCTGGCCTATGGAAAAACGAATCAAGAAGAACGAAAAGAACAGCCAACATAGAAGTCAGAATTCTTATTTTTCACCTCTAGCGGAGATGGCTTCTGAGGCCAAAATGTGAACCAGCAGTTCACATTTTGGGCAACAAGTGAACTGCTGGTTCACAGAAAAAATCATCTGACAGGTGTATAATAAAGCCATAAAATTAAACAGCACGATAATGTGAGTGAGAACGAAGTGAAAAAGTTACTGACGCTGTACAGCGGGGTTCAGTTAACAGATGTACTTTCGTTTTTGATTAGAAGAACTGTATAGAGAAAATGATGAAAATGTGACTCAGAATTTGGCGGGGCCACCCCCAGCGGTCGTGTGTTCTGAGGCAATTTTGTGAAGTGTTACATCACAATTTGCTGCACATGTGAAGTGCCACTTCACAGAAAAAATCATCTGATAAGTGTATAATAAAAGCATGAAATCAAACTGTAAAAATAAAGTGGGGGAAACGAAATGGAACGGCTGCTGACACTGTATAGCGAAGTCCAATCAACGGATGTACGGTGGCTGTGGTATCCGTTTATCGCAATCGGAAAAATCACACTGCTGCAAGGTGATCCTGGCGATGGAAAATCAACCATGATGATGAATCTGATTGCGGAACTTTCAACAGGAGGTAAGACCCCGGACGGTTGTAAAATCGGTACACCGCAAAAAGTGATTTATCAGTGCTCAGAGGATGGCGTTTCAGACACGATAAAGCCCCGTCTGGAACGCTGCGGAGCAGACTGCAGTAAGATTGCTTTCATCAATGAGGAAGTATATAACGGCCTTACATTAGACGATGAGCGCATCCGTCAGGCAATCATTGAATTCCGGCCGCGCTTGGTCGTGATCGACCCGATTCAGGCTTATCTTGGCAGTGATTCCGATTTGCAGATCGCAGGCAGGGCACGGAAACTTATGCGCCGCCTTGGAATGTGGGCTGCGGGCTATGACTGCGCCATCGTTCTGATTGGACACCTCAACAAAAAAGAAGGCTCCAAAGGGCTGTACCGCAGCCTTGGCAGTATTGATGTTGTGGCAGCAGCACGAAGCGTCCTGCAGGTGGAGCGAGATACCGATAATCCTGATATAAGAATCGTACATCAAATCAAAAACAGTCTTGCGCCTACGGCAGAAGACATCCGCTTTTCCATTTCTGCCGACAA